CGCTGGTCGCTGATATTTCGCGGATCATCGTCAAGCACACGGGCTATCCGCAGCATCATTTCAACGACGCCGCGCAGGAGATAGCCCGCCGCCTCTCCGGCACGCAGCAGGCTGAAGGGGGCAACGGTGGACGATAAAGCCCGCATCGCAGCCGCTAAGGCTGCGCAGGATCACGACGCCGACCCGCCGAGATGTGCAACGTGCTGCTACTTCCGGCACGAACGCAGGACGCGCCTAGTCGAGCGCACATCGCGTAGCGGCCGGACCGTGCGCATGAAAGCGAAAGCGCACCCGATCCATAACCCGATGATCGACAGATGCACGTTCGGCAACTTTGAAGTCCGGCCGCACCATGTTTGCAACGAATGGCATGGGCGTGATGGTGCGAGGCTCGTGGATGACGGCGCGCAAGCCGCGAAGGACGGTGCCGAATGACCGCGCAAGACGACAAGAAGGTGGCGTTGCCGGAGCCTGATTTCGTGCAACACGGCTCGTGTGGCGGACCCTATACGGCCGATGCACTCGAATCCTACGCTGCCGCCAAAGTCGCAGAGGCGACAGCGAAGCTATCCAGCGCCCTAGAGGAGCTTGACGAAACCGACAAGGACATCGCCGTAGCACAAGCTGTCGAATTCGCGCAATACGTCGTAGATCACGCCAAAGGGCGAATGGTCGAGGCGGCGGAGCGGTTCTTGTCGCTGGCGTACTCGCAAGAAATCGCAACCAGACTGAAAGCGCTTTGAGCTCTGACGGTTGTGCGGCTAGGCGTCTACGTCCGAAAAGGCACGCGAGCGGTTCGATTCCGTCGCACTGCGAAGTGACTGGTGCATGTGTCCTGCCGTTTGGATCAACTAGGTTCGAATCCTAGCAGCCGTCAGAGCTCAAAGCACAAACAACAGTTTGAATAGCCATGACCTACAGAATGCGCGCAATCGTCGAAAGCCAAACCGGAATCGCCAAGAAAGTACTCGCCGCAGTTCCGATCCAAAGCCCTTGGGAGGTCCGAAAGATCGTCGCCGAGATCGCGCGAACTGGCCCCATGCCCGACAAGCGAATAGTGGAAGGCTGCTTGCGCTCCTTGTGCGACAGCGGGCTGATCCGGGAAAGCCCATTTGGGTTTTTCCAGCGCATCGAGATCAAAGAGGAGCCGATCGTGCAGCAGAAGACCGAAGAAAAGAAACCGAAAGATCCGTCGAAAGTGTTCAATCGCCTCAACAATGTCGTCAACCTGTTGAAAACGATCATCAACGAACTCGAAGAAATCGCGCTCACGGTCGAAGAGCAACGCACCGAGTCTTCCGAAGAAGCCAAAAAGATCAAACAGTTCAAAGAGCTGCTGAAAGAGCTGACATGAACGACGAGCTGGCCGAAAGGGACATAGCCAAAGCAGCGCGGATGCGGCTTCTTGGTGAAGACAAGATCTATACGTGGGAATACGACTCATGCCTCGCAAGAATCAAAGCCAGAGAACGAATCGCCCTTCGGCGAGCAAAGCGCCGCCGCTCTTCAAGCACCAAATCCTGAGCGTCAAGTTCATGGACACGCGAGAGCGCGTCCTCGACAGCTCCGATCCCGGTACCGGCAAGACCCGCGTCCAGATCGAGCTGTTCGCTGCGCGCCGTAAGCGTGGCGGCGGCGCAGCACTGATCATCGCTCCTAAATCGCTGTTGCGCAGCGCTTGGGAAGATGACTTCCAGAAGTTCGCTCCCGGCGTACGTACGATCGTCGCGCCTGCAGATAAGCGCGACAAGGCGTTTAGTGAAGACGCTGATGTCTACATCACCAATACCGATGCCGCCAAATGGCTGGCCGAACAGCCGGCCAAGTTTTTCAACCGCTTCGATACGCTGATCATCGACGAACTTTCCAATTTCAAACACCGTACGAGCCAGCGCTCCAAGGCAATCAACAAGATCAAGAAACACTTCAAGTACCGGTATGGCCTGACTGGTACCCCTAACGCCAATTCGATCACCGACATCTGGCACCAAGTGTTCATTCTCGACGACGGTCGCCGCCTCGGTACGTCGTTCGTCCAGTTCCGCAACGCCGTCTGTCAGCCCCAGCAGATCGGCCCCATGCCCAACATGGTGAAGTGGGAAGACAAGCCCGGCGCCGAGCTGGCCGTAGGTCACCTCCTCGCAGACATGGTGGTGCGACACAAGTTCGAAGAATGCATCGACATCCCGACCAATTACATGTATTCCGTGCCGTATCACATGTCGCCCAAGCAGGCGAAGGCGTACCAGCAGATGGAAAAGGCCGCGATCGCCATGCTTGACAGCGGGCGCGTGGTGTCTGCCGTCAATGCTGCCGGCGTAATGACCAAGCTGCTGCAAATTGCTTCCGGCGCATCGTATTCCGACGAAGGTACGGGCAACACCAATCTCCAAGCCGCTGCCGCAGATGCACTCGGATACACCCCGATTGATAGCGGACGATACGAACTGGTCGGCGATCTGGTCGAACAACGGCAACACAGCGTCGTGTTCTTCAACTGGACCCACCAGCGAGACCTGCTGATCAAGGAGTTCGAACGGCGGGGGATTACATACGTCGTGATCGACGGCAATACCACCGACAAGGCGCGCAAGGAAGCCGTAGACCACTTTCAAGCCGGCTTTTACCGCGTGCTGCTTGCCCACCCGCAAAGTGCGGCTCACGGCTTGACGCTCACCAGAGGCACTGCGACCATCTGGGCATCGCCGACGTACAACCTCGAACATTTCCTCCAAGGAAATCGGCGTATCTACCGTGCAGGCCAGACGCAAAAGACCGAAACCATCGTCGTCCTCGCTCCCGGCACCGTGGAAGACAAAGTGTTCCAGAAGCTCAAGGACAAGGACGTCCGCCAAACCAGCATGCTCGAATTGTTGAAGGAACTGTTCAATGAGCAGTGAGCGCGAGAAATTGCGTGCCATATGGGCAGAGTATTTGCAAAACTACCCAAAGGACATGCCGCTCGCACGCCTTGAAAGCATATACGCCGAAATAGTGCGAATGAAACTGCAAGGAATCGCTACAGAAATGTACAACGACATCGCTAAAGCGATCAAGATCAAGATCGATGAACGGCGTACCGAAATCCAGCAGAACCAAGGAGAACCCAAGTGACGAATTTCGCACAGCGCCCGCAGACCGCACCGCTCAATCTCGCCCACCAGATCGCGTGGGAACGCGAATACCAGCGTCTGCTGATCGAGTTCCTGAAGACGCACGACGAGTTCGATGGCAGCGCCGTTGCTGCATGGATGCGCAAGCAGGGCCTTCACGATCCGAATCATCACAACATGTGGGGCACCCAGATTTCGCACTACGCCCAGCTCGGTTGGATGGTTCCGGTCGGTCGTGGCATCCCGTCCGGTGCCGCCCACATCGCGCAGGTGCGCATCTGGCGCAGCACCAAGTTCAAGAAGTATGGGAGAAAGAAATGAGCGTCTCCGAAGACGTGACCCTTCGGGTCGACAACGAAGTGCTGGCTTTCTACGACAAGCTGGCCCTGCGCGCAGGTACGGACCGCGAAACGGCAATGGCGGTACTGCTGGCGCTCACCACAATGCAAGAGCTGTCTGATGGCACTTGAGGACGGATACGGATACGTCGGCATGATCTCCAAAGACCTCGCTCGCTCGCACGTGGGCTGATCAACTCACCGACCAGCTGAACAAGTTCGACGCAGCTAACGCCGCCGTCGCAAAGCTCATTTGAACGAGGCTGCAGGAATGAATGCACAACCCGTCGGTACGTGGAGGTTCCTCACGCCGCTCGATGTCATACAAGTCGGTGATCTCGGACGTTACATGACAGGTAGCGACTTCCACGATGTAAATTGGAGCGTCGTTACTGACGATACAAGCTGGATTCTCGATGATAAGAGTGGCGATGTGCATGTGGTCGGCCTACCTCCGCCTAAGGACTGGGAGTTTATACGCCAAGTAGATGGTGTCGTTACAAAAATTACCGAATAAGGAGTCAAGAATGGGGGTTGAAAACGGTAGGCTCGAGATCGGTAGCCAGAAATACCAGATCGTCACGCTTGACTTCGAGACTTACTACGACAAGAACTACACCTTGTCGGGCAAGATCAACACGTCCGAATATATCCGCGACAGCCGTTTTCACATTCATGGCGTCGGCATCAAGATCGGGAACGGCGAGACCAAGTGGTACACGGGCAAGAACATCGGCTTGGCGCTTCGAGAAATCGACTGGGCCAAGAGCGCCATGCTGGCCCACAACACGGCTTTCGACGGCTTCATCTGTTCACACGTGTTCGGCATCAAACCGGCGTTCTACCTCGACACCTTGTCCATGGCTCGCGCAGCGCATGGCCACCACATGCGACACGACCTCGATACCGTGGCCAAAGCCCACGGTTTCGCGGGCAAAGTGAAGAGGTCTGCCCTTGCCGACACGAAGGGCAAGCAGCAGTTGACGCCGAAGGAAGAAGCCGCGCTCGGCGGTTACTGCGTCGATGACGTCGAGGACACGTACAAGATCTTCTGGAAGTTGCACGATCACATTCCGGATGAAGAGCTTCGCCTCATCGACATGACCCAGCGCATGTTCAGCGACCCTGTCCTCCGCATCGACATCCCTCGCGTGCAGGAAGAACTCGAAAAGGAAGTGGGAGGAAAAGTCGCCGCGCTCTTGCGCAGCGGCGCCAGCGTCGAAGAACTGATGTCCAACGAAAAGTTTGCGCAGCTTCTGAAAGCTGCAGGCATCGGCCAATTGCCGATGAAGATCAGTCCGTCCACGGGATTGCTTACGTACGCGTTCGCCAAATCCGATCTGGGGTTCCAGAAGCTGCTTACGCATGCCAACCCCAAGGTCGCAGCCCTTGCGGCTGCGAGGCTCAAGATCAAATCGACAATCGGAGAAACTCGCGCCGTACGTTTTCTCGAGGCCGGCAAAGACAATATGTGCTTGCCGATCCTGTTGAACTACTCCGGCGCGCATACGCACCGATGGTCTGGCGGCAACAAGATGAACCTCCAGAACCTCAAACGAGGCGGAGAGCTTCGTCGTTCGATCCTCGCGCCCAAAGGCCACGTAATCGTTGTCGCCGACTCTGCGCAAATCGAAGCGCGAGTGCTCGCTTGGCTCGCCAAGCAAATGGATATCGTCAACGCGTTCGCGAACAAAGACGACGTCTACAAGCTGATGGCGTCGATCATCTACGGCGTGCCCGTTGACAAAGTGACCAAGGATCAGCGCTTCATCGGCAAGATCTGCGTCCTTGGCCTCGGTTACGGCATGGGTGCGGTCAAGCTCCAGCAAACGCTCAAGCAAGGCACCATGGGGCCTCCGGTCGAAATCTCGCTGGAAGAATGCAAGCGCATTGTCTCCATTTACCGTTCCCGAAATTACAAGATCAAGAACCTGTGGAAGATCATGGATGGCATCATCGCCTCCATGCTCGCCGGGTCGTCCGGTGAATTCGGACCGATCACTTACGGCAAGGGCTATATCCAGCTCCCCAACGGACTGTTCCTCCAGTACTACGGCCTGCATGGGGAAGCCGAAGTACGGTACGACGATCTTGTCGTGACCGAAGCGACGTACTTGACCCGAAACGGGCGTACCAAGATCTACGGCGGGCTCCTCACTGAAAACGTCGTGCAGGCGCTTGCGCGTTGCATCATCGCCGAACAAATGCTCAAGATCTCTTCGAAGTACCGGATCGTGACCATGACTCACGACGAAATCGTCGTCGTGTGCCCGAAGAAAGACGCTAAGAAATGTCTGGATTTCATGCTTGACATGATGTCTACCCCGCCCGAATGGGCTCCGGACCTGCCTCTGGCGGCCGAAGGCGGATTCGACGATTGCTATTCCAAGTGAGGATACAACATGCTCGACATACAGATCGACGATAGTGAGCTCAAGCAGTACATTCGGGCGTACATCGATCAGCTGATGGAGCGGAAGGTGTACGACTATCTGCAACACCAGCTGAAAAACGTCGTGGAAGGCCGCCTTGCCGCACTGCGGCTCAGCGACCCAAATTCGCCGGCTGTCCACGAACACATCGACAGGTACGTGCAAGAAGAGCTGGCGGATGTGATCGAAGCGAGGATCCAAAGGATCCTTCCGGATCTGGTCCGCACCGAAACCTTGAAACACGTCACGAAGATCTTCGCAAACACTGGAGACAGCATGTGAGCTTGCGGCTCCGTCGTGATCTGCGTCTCAAGAAGTGCCCGCACTGCTCCAAACGGGTCGTCCACCTCAGTGCACATATCAAGCGGGTCCACAAGAAATGAAAGTCAACCTGAACATCGAAGAAGATGAACAGTTCCGCGCGTACGTCAAGGAACTGATCGGCGGGCAAGTCCGCGCAGTCCTGCGTGAGCAGCTGTCGGGCATCGTGACCGGCGAGATCGCCAAAGTGCGACTGCTGCAACCGGATTCGCCGACGCTCAACGAGCTGATCACGAAGCAGATCAAGAGCCACGTCGATCACCACATGCGGCAGGCCAGTACCCAGATCCGCGAAGAGCTCGCGCGCTCGGTCCAAGCGGCGGTGAAGCCGTACACCGAAACGATCAAGCTCAGCATCAAGGAGGAGCTGGTCAAAGCAATCAGGGCGTCCGTATGAGCGCACCGCACGAAATCCTCGGAGTCAGTCCCGAGGCTACCGACGACGAGATTCGGGCCGCCTACAAGCGGGCCGCCATGAAGCACCACCCGGATCGCGGCGGTTCGTCCGAAGCGTTCCAAGCCGTACAGGACGCCTACGCAGCCCTCCAGAACCGGGTCTGCCCGAACTGTGGCGGCAAGGGATTCATCACCACCCGGCAGGGGTTCTTCGTCTCCAAGACGCCGTGCCCCAAGTGCTGGAAAACCTAATCAGGAGATATATCATATGAGCACGATCGGTGTTAAAATCGATCAGCTGTACGTCCTTCGGGAGCAGAAGCGCGCCCTCGAAGAGCAGCTCAAGCAGATCACTGGTCAGATGGACGATCTGTCTGGCCAGCTCATCGCGCAAATGGACAAGGAGGGCGTGTCGAAGTCGACCGGCTCTTCGGCAACGGTTTCGATCAATACCCACACGCGACCGGCTGTCGAAGATTGGGATGCTTTCTATACGTACATCCACCGTCACAAGCACTACCATTTGCTCGAGCGCCGCCCGTCGGTCGCCGGCTGCATGGAACTGCTGGAAACGAAAGGCAAGATCCCGGGAGTAGTCCCGTTCACCCAGCGCAAGCTGAACATGCGTTCCGTCTAGGAGAGAATCAAAGATGGCCACCCCCCGCTCCAAACCCACCCTTCCGGTCAACTACGACGAGCAGCTCGCTCGCGAAGCATCGGACATCTCGAAGCGCATCTCGTCTCCCACCGGAGACCGCATCCGCTTCAACGCCAACCGCGCCTTCATCACGCCCGACGGCATGGAAGGCGAAACGCTGGAAGTCGTGATCGTCGACTTCATGTCGTCGAACCTCTTCTACGACGGCGTGTTCGATCGCGACAACCCGCAGCCCCCGGGCTGCTTCGCCATCGGCGCCGAACCTTCGCTGCTCGTCCCGAGCCAGAACAGCCCGAACAAGCAGGCCGAAACCTGCTCGTCCTGCCCGAACAACCAGTTCGGTTCGGCTGCGAACGGCAAGGGCAAGGCGTGCAAGAACACGCGTCTGCTGGCGCTGATGCCGGTTTCGGCGATCGATTCCGAAGACGGTGACGCACCGATCTGGATCATGTCGGTGCCGCCGACGTCGCTCAAGGCGTTCGATTCGTTCGTCCACACGCTTGCAGCCAAGCACAAGACGGTGCCGATCGGCGTGGTCACCGAGATCACCCTCGACCCGGCCAATACGTTCGCTTCTCCGCGTTTCCGCGTGGTGCGTCCGCTGCAGGCCAAGGAGCTCGGGGTGTTCATGCCCCGCCGCGAAGAAGCCAGCCAGCGTCTGTCGGCCGAGCCCGACACCTCGCAGTACGCGGCGCCCAAGCCTGCCGGTCGCAACGCCGGGCCGGTCGGCCGTAGCCGTCGGTAACAGCCTCGCTGGTCCCCCGGGCGCATGCCCTCCTCCCCTCCCCCCGGCCAGTGTGCGCCCGGGGGCCAGCACCTCAACCCGACGGCCGGGTAAGCCGACATCACCCACATCAGGAGACAAGCATGGCCCGCAAGAAGAGCGTCATCCTCACCCCGACCGAGAAGAAGGCCGCCGTCGGCGACGCCAAGGTTGCCGTCAAGGCTGCCAAGGTCGATCTGGCTGCAGCCCTCAACAGCCGCAAGACCCTCGACAAGGACTACGTCACCGCCACCAAGGTGTCCGACCGGTCGATCGCTGCGGCCCAGAAGGCCCTCGCCGCCGCCGAAGCAGCGCTGGCCGCCCTCGTGCCGCAGAAGGCCGAGCCGTCGCCGACGGCGGCCTGATTCCGGGTCTGACGCACGTTCACTAGGAACCCGGGCAGGTCTGTCCGGGTTTCTTTTTTCGGAGTACCAGAATGAATCACATCATGCTCGATCTCGAAACGCTGGACACGACGTCCTCGGCAGTCGTGGTCAGTATCGGCGCCGTAGCTTTCGATCCTGAAACCGACGTCCTCGGGGACAAGTTCTACGTCGAGCTGACCGATGACATTGCGGCGCAGCAGAAACACGGCCGTACTATTTCGGGAGATACCGTACGTTGGTGGATGCAGCAGAATGTGCTGGCCAAGCAGGTATTCTCGACATCGCCGCCTGACGGCGTAGAGCGTGTCGACACGCTCGAAGCACTTGTCCGTTTCGGGATCTTCGTCGCGGCGAACGGCGACCGCGATGCCCAGATCTGGGGTAACGGTGCGGACTTCGACAACATCATCCTCGGCACGCTGTATGACGCATTCGAACTGCGCAAGCCGTGGTCCTACAGCCGCAACCGCTGCTACCGAACCATGAAGAATCTCGGTATCGAACCGAGCAAGCCACAAAAGCGCGAAGGCGTTCACCACAATGCGCTGGACGATGCCATCACGCAAGCGATTCACCTGCAGCAGATCTTCGCTCACCTCCGTACTTCGTAACCGAGACGATTCGACATGGCCAACCCCCCCATTTTTGGTATTGCAGGACGCGCCCGTTCCGGCAAGGACACGGTTGCGAATTTCATCGTGGCTGCCATCGGCGGATATCGGTACAGCTTTGCCGATCCCATCCGGGCGATGCTGACTCCGTTGGGCATCGACATGTCCGATCTGTACTGGCAAGAGCGCAAGGAAGAACCCATTCCTGCCCTTGGCGTCAGCCCGCGCCGCATGATGCAGACGCTGGGTACCGAATGGGGTCGCGAACTCATCCACCCCGATCTGTGGCTGATTCTGGCCCACCAGCGCCTGCTCTACAGCGGCCCCGGGATGGTGATCTCGGATGTGCGTTTCGAAAACGAAGCAGCGTGGTTGCGCAAGCACGGCGGACGGATCATCCACGTGGTTCGTCCCGACGCCAAAGCCGTCGAAGAACATGCCAGTGAAGTGGGCGTTGCCCGCGAAGATAGCGACCTGATCCTGCTCAACAACGGTACTCTCGAAGAGCTCCAGCTCAACGTGAGGGCCATGCTGCATGTCTACGACTAAGCCCGAAAACCGCTTCATCGGCAGTGTGCACAAGCACCTGCCGAAAAGCGTGCACATCGAAAAAATGAACAATCCTTGGCGTACGGGAACCGCTGACGTGTGGTATTCCGGCACGTCCGGCGATTTGTGGATCGAGTACAAATTCATCGAGAGAATTCCGAGAAGCGCAGAGATTCTTCCGGACCTCACGCCACGGCAGATGCAGTGGCTAAATGATCGATTCGATGAAGGGCGCAACGTCTTTGTTGTGCTTGGAACGCCGACTGGTGGCGTGATCTACCGGAACAAAGAGTGGTCGACTCCCCTGACTCCGGAAGCTTTCAAGGAGCGGATGGCTCCTCGGGAGGAGATCGCACGGTGGATTTTGACCAAAGTCGGAGCCAATACATGCCCATCGCCAGTGCTGTAATCACCGCGTCGCGCGTCGTTCTCGCAAGCTACCGCATCCTCGCCACGTCTATCCTCGGGTACTACCTCATCAAGGAAACCATCCGCCGAGAGCGAAATGAGAGACTTTCCAAGACCAAGAAATGAGCAGGAAGAAAGAGCGGTAGCAAAATCTATGGCGTGGATACACGAGATAAAGGAGCATCTAAACAGGGAGCTAGTTCGACGTAAGAGGAACAACGAGAATTGCGATGCTTCCAGTATCAGTCGCTTGATCGCGGAGCTAATTGAATACCAAATTGCGGAGTACAGGCGGATGCAGAAAGTTCCCGATGTCGGTGCGCTTAGCCATGAACTGGCCGCCGAAGCGCTGCAGCGGTGGTTGTGGTCTTGCGTAGCTGCCGGGTGGGATCCCTCCTTGAGAGAGAATCCGCGCTGGACCCACGAAGACAACAGCGAAGCTCAAAAACTCGGGTGGATGATTGCCCAGCCCCCGGGCAGCGGGCATCTGGATCTGTTTTCTATGTGCCGACTGTCTCCCGCAGATCTGATGAGGCGCATCGTTTTGATGGCGCCTCTTTCGCCGCTGTGCGCCAAAGCCGTGACAGTACTCAGCGCACAGCGATTGGAGAACCCGAACATCAGGTTCAATTTCAGCTCCGACCACCACATGGTTACGCGATGATATTTACTACGTTGAAGCAAGCCGAAGCTGTGGCTGGCAAGCTCGGAAAGCCTTCCAAGATGCCGGGATACGCATACGGCATCCCCGCCCGACACTGCCCTATGGGTTCGATGCTGGTGAAGCTGAAAGGCTCTGTTTGCTCGAACTGCTACGCGCTCAAAGGCAGGTACGTGTTCAAGAACGTCCAGCGCGCGCAAGAAGCACGGTTCGCGTCGCTCAAGCACCCGCTGTGGATCGACGCCATGGTCTACATGATCAAGAAGCGGAAGTGCGACTATTTCCGCTGGCACGATTCGGGCGATCTTCAAGGGTTGTGGCATCTGGAAAACATCGTCGAGATCGCACGTCAATGCCCCGAGACCCGCTTCTGGGTCCCGACTCGCGAAGTGCGTGTAGTACGGCAGTACCTTTCCGCGCACGGCGCTTTTCCCAGCAACCTCGTCGTCCGTGTTTCAGGAGCCATGATCGATGGACAAGCCCCCGCGTCTTTCCAACACACCTCTACTGTCGTCAGTACAGAACCGCCGACATGCCCTGCATATACCCAAGGCGGAGTCTGCGGACCCTGTCGAGCTTGTTGGGATCCCAAAGTCGGAAACGTCTCTTACCCCCGACACTGAGCTCGAAGAGCCCAAGTATGGCATCGTTTTTCTCGTCAAGTACCACGAAGACGGAATCTACATCGACTCTTCAGTCGATATTTCTCCAATTCTCGGCATGGCGTATGTCGGCATGCTGGCTGCAGAAAAGCTGACCGGCAAGACCGACGAAGGAGCACGTGCGCTTGCGTCTTCAATATCGATGCTGACCTTGCGCGCTCGCATAGACACCAGCTGTTGCGGGCCATATCTAGTAAAATCCGACACACCCATCGACATCGAAGCGGTAGAAAAAGCGCTTCGTGCCATGGACCCCGACCGCCGCAAAGAATTCCTCAAAGGAGCTGCAATATGAATCTGCACTTGAACGTCGCCCGTGCCGTGTTCCAAGCAGACGGCAAGCCGGACACCGAAGTCCGCGTACTGCCCGACCCGACCGGCGGCGTGTCGTTCTCCATCAACTTTGGCGGCACGGACGTGCTGAACTCCGGCTTCATCCCGCAGGGGCGTGAGCTCCAGCTGGCCGAGTCGCTGCAGTTCATCGCCGACACGATCGGTGTGCGCGTCCCGGGCCGGCTCACGCCGTTCGTCCGTGGCTGGGTCAGCACCGCTGCGGACATCCACCACACCGCGAAGTCCAAAGGCTTCTGGGAAGACGGCGTCGAACGCAACAACGGCGAGATGCTGTGCCTGATTCACAGCGAGATCAGCGAAGCGCTGGAAGCGCTGCGCCACGGCAACCCGCCTGACGACAAGGTGCCCGAGTTCACGGGCGTCGAGACCGAGCTGGCCGATGCTGTGATCCGGATCATGGATCTGGCTCACGCACGCGGCTGGCGAGTGGCGCAGGCCATCGAAGCCAAGATGAAGTACAACACCGGGCGACCGTACAAGCACGACAAGGAGTTCTGATGGACCCCCGGTCTACTCTCGTGGCAGCAAAACTCTCCGGCAAGATGATGGCCACGGTTGGCATCGGCCGATTGGACTACATCGGTCGATTCCAGCCGTTCGGGCAAGCCGAGTTCGACGGCACCGTACATGAAAACGAAGATGGGCTGTGGGTCGTGACTGTCACGAACGCTGCCGCGCCGTACCAGCATCCGTCGCCCCGGATCATCACACATGTTGGGATGTTCGTGTACGATCGCTGGCTGTTCGACCCTGCGCCGCATAGTCAGCTCATGGGCCCTTCCGACGTCGCCACGTTCAGCGTTCAATACCCCCTACCGGAGAATTTCTGATGGCTCAGTTCACACGCCCGAAAGCATTCCTGATTGCCGAAACCCGCATTCGCATGGATTCCATGCTCGACGCACTCGCGTATCTCGGCGCCGAAGGATGGAACCCTGAAGGCTGCGGGGCGGCCGATGCCGACATCCTTACCGAGTTCGCCGGCAAGTCCTGCTACATGTCTTTCGACACGGCTCTCAATCAGAACCTCACCAAGGTCGGCACGCGCAGCACGCACGACTACATCCAGCAAGGCATCATCGCCAACAAGCACGGCAGCGTGTTGGAGCACGCCAGCGTCACGTTCTTCATCACCAACGTTTCCCGTGTCGTGACGCACGAGATCGTTCGCCATCGCGCTGGCACTGCGTTTTCGCAGACGTCGGGGCGGTATGTCCGGCTCGACCAGATCGACATGTACATGCCGAAAGACATCGCCGAAACGCCGAGCGCAGCGGCCATTTTTGCGCGAGCGGTCGCGCAGATGGAAGAGAACGCGGCTGAACTGGCCATGGTGACCAACATCAACTCCAAGCCCTTCAACATCAAGAAGCGGCTGACGAGCGCCTTCCGCCGCATCATCGGCAATGGACAAGCCAACCACATCGTGGTCACGGCCAATCACCGCGCGTGGCGGCACATGATCGAGATGCGGACCGACCCGCACGCCGAGGAAGAGATTCGTGTGGTTTTCGCCGACATCTCCCGCCAGCTGCGAGAACGCTTCCCTACCATCTACGCCGACGCGCAGGTCAGCGTAGTGGACGGAATCGAAGTGACGAAGTTCGAACACTCGAAGGTCTGATGAAGGTCTTCATAGGTGGTTTGTTGCCTGCTCAACAGCACATCGTGGAGCAGGCGTGCCCGCCGGGAGTCGAACTGCGCTTCGCCATTTCGGACAGAGGATCGTATAGCTGGGGACAGGCTGGTAGGAACTGCGACTACTGCATCTTGGTGACAGGGTTCGTGAACCATAAGCACGCGGAGGGTCTGAAAGCCGCCGGGTGCAACGTGATCCGACACTCAGGCGGGATCACCAAGCTTAAAGAGCTCATAAATGAGCTCGCAAAAAAGGCTCCGTGAGGAGCCTTTTTCTTTTGCCCATTCGCTAGGGAAGGCCTAGCTATTTGCTAGTTGCTTAATCCTCCGGATCGTAGTCGATCACGTGCTCCTTCCACTTCGCCGCCACCCACGTTTTGATGCCGACGCCGAACTTTTCCCACATGCCAACGCCGACGCCGATTGCTACACCGATGGTGAACCAGAACATGTTTGCCTCCTAGTCAGAGAATTTCACACACGCCAGCCGTGCAGGCCAGCTCCTTGGTACCGATGGTACAGTCTTCGGTCTCGAACTGCTGCAACTCGACCCATTCCACATTCGGCATCTTGGCCATCAGCTCTTCGTATTCCGCTTCCGTACATTCCGTGTACGGCGCTTGACGATACACGTGCTCGGTATGCGGCAGGAAGCTCACGCCGCCGACATCGTCGAAGTTGTTGTAGACCCAATCGCCGACGGCGAGCCACTCGTTCTCGCGCACGTAGACGGTGATCGACGGGTTGTGCTCACACCAGAAGCGCTTGAACATCAGGTAGTGCTCGAGCTGCTGCAGGGCGGTCATGTCGTTGCGGAATACGGCATGATCCGGGCCGCGAACCGGGAACGAAAACACGTCGGTGGCCTCCGGCTTGGTCACGTCGTCCTCGACCGGGAAGCCCTTGGCGCGCATGAACTGCGCAAGGGGATCCTTCTTGTCGGCCCGAACGGTCCGGATGTAGTGCTGCGAATACCGCGGGTGGATGCCCGACGCGCTGTCCACCAGCTGGCTGACGGTACCCGACGGCTTGACCGTGGTGATGGCGACCGAAGGGTTGATCCCCAGCTTCCCGGCCCACTCCGCGTTCACGCGAACGGCGTGCTCGCGCAGCTTGGCGAGCCACTCGGCGGCCTGTTCGCTCGGACGGCTCAGCACTTCGTGGTCCATGATGCCGGTCATCGACACGCCGAGGAGGCGTTCTTCTTCGGCATTGCGACGCCACGTGGTCCGGACGTAGCGGTAGTTGGTCAGCGTCGACTGGAACGTGCCCATGATCGTCGCCACCTCGACCTTGTCCATCAGCTCGTCGAGCGTATCCCCGGCGCGGATGATCACTTCGGTCAGGTTGCACAGCCCGGAGGGTCGCAGGATGATCTCGCCGCACGGGTTGGTACCGAATTCGTGCTCGGGATCGCGACGCCCGAATTCGGCGGCCTTCTTCTTCGCCGCGGTGCGATTGAAGATGCCGCGTTCTCCCGATTTCGACTGGATCAGCGCCATCCATTCTTCGAGGAAGATCTCCATGTCGGGCTTCTCGGTGTAGGCAGCGGAGTTGTTTGCGAGGGCACGCTGGCCGTTGTCCACCCACCACTGGCCACTCTTGGCGACGCGCATGCGGGCGTCGGAAAGGTTGGACAGGGAGATGAGGGCGGATCGACGGACGCCGCCGACCACGACGATGTCGGCCACCTTGCATACGAGGTCGTGGCACTCGACGCTGTTGAGCTTGCGCCCGGCCGCTTTCCGGAAGAGTGCGACGCTGAAGTGGAACAGGTCTTCCAGTGGCTTCGGGCCGGAGGCGCGCCCGCCGAACGTCTTGAGCTTGGCACCGGCGGGGCGGATCTTGCTCACGTCCCACTTCGGGATCTGGCCGTTGTACAGCATGGCGATCAGTTCCCGGAACGCGGAGGCCCAGCCGATCTTGCTGTCGCGCACGGTGATCAGGGTGTCGCTCTGGTGGAAGTCTTCCGAGACCGTCGGGAGGTTGTTGATGAACTGGCGCTCGACGGAGAAGCCGACACCGGTGCCGCACATCAGGATGTACAGGATCTCGTCGAAGGCACGGATATGGTCGACGGCCACGTACGAGCAGTTGAAGCCGGCCATCTCGTCCTTATCCAGCGCCGGGCCCGCCGTCATGAGGGCACGCATGGACGGCATGGTGCGCAGGTTGCTGATCGACTGCGCGATGCGCTCCGCGGGGTACAGGTCGAGAAAGCGGCCGGCGAAGAAGCTCGTGTAACGGGAGACGGTCTCTTCCCACGTTTCGCGCCGATTCTCGGAATCCAGCCACCGCGCATACCGCGACAAGTGGATATATTGCTGCAGCTGGGTGGAGAGGGGGTTGTCTTGCATTGTGTGCTCCTGAGCGACAGAGGGAGGAAAGCCCCGGCGAACCGGGGCCTGTGGCGTAGATATGATATCAGATGAGACGGGAGCCGGGAACGGTACGATCGATCACGTCGCTGACGCCAGTACGGGGGTCGCCCCCGATCCAGCGCAGGAGCTCCATCAGGTGCTCGAAGGACGGGCCGAGCAGGGCCTCGCCCGGCACCTTGCCCATGTTCACCCCCCTCGTGGCCTGCACGCCGAAGTCGCCGAGGCCGAGGAGGCCGGAGCGCTCGACGGCGTGGACGAGGTAGTCCTTGAACCCCCACCCCGGGGGCGCGCCGGTGAGCGCGAACTTGGCCATGTCGGCAGCGAGGATCGTGGGCACCGCCAGCGTGAGGATCGTCCACGGCTTCGGATTGCCGTCAGCCAGCTCGCGGCTGGCGCGCTTGAGGACCACGTTGTGCATGGCGTACGTGAACTGCTTGAGGTGGGCCACGAGCAGAAACCGGGGGTCGGACATCCACACCGGGCGGTTGGAAGCACTCGGCCGCAGGACCGACTGGTCGACGAACCGGAACATGGCCTGCTGGACCTTGGGCGAGGAGACATCGAGCCGGCCGTCGTCCCCGGTCTTGATGTCCTTGGTAGTCAGCCCGAGTTCGCCCAGTGCCTTTTCGTTCTCGCGATTGGCGATCAGGTACTTCTCGCCAGCCGCAGTGGCCGCGATCCGCATCGAGTTGTTCCACCCCTGCATGCCGTTGTACTTGAAGAACACGCGGTTGATCTCCCGCATCCGCTTCGACATGTGGACGTTGCCGTAGGCGGCACCCATGGCTTCGAGCACGCTGTCCTGACTGATGATGCCGAGCATGTTGGCCAGCTCTTCGCCGTCGACCTGCTTGCCCACGAGGCGCTTGACTGCCGTCATGTAGGCGTTGCCCGCGTCCTTGATCTCGCCGCTGCGGGCGGCGAGGACGATGGGGTCGACCATCTGCGAGAACATCGCCAGCGGCAGCACGACCAGATTCTGCAGCGTCATGATGCCGGACATCAGCTCCTTGGTGGCCGGCGACATGCCGGCGCCGAGCGAGCCTTCGAGGCCCTGCACGACCTTGCCGATGTCCTCCAGCTCCTTCTTGTCCTTGACTCCGGAGTCCGCCACCATCCTCGTGATGACTTCGCCGGCATTGCCGAACATACGGGCGTACTCGGCCCGGTGCACGGCCTGCTTCACGTAGCCGGTGGTGACGTCCGCGAGATCCTTCACTTGGTACTTGGCGAAATCGGCCGCGTTCGTCGGATCGATGAAGGTGAACTGGCGGTTCTGCACGGCTTGGGCATACGGCGTGAAGCCGAGCGCGTGTTCGTTCTCGGCCAGCTCCAGCTGCCCGGTGCCGTGGGTCAGGGCGTCGAACGCCGCATTGGCCTGCTTGACGTCCATGCCGCCGTGCTGCTGCAGCAGCGTGATGAAGCCGGCGCGATCGGCGAGGATCGCATGTCGGTCGAACACGCGGGGGAAGTAGCCATTGACCTGCCGCAGCGGCACCCACTCCTTGGTCTTGGAGTCCATGGTCTTCACGCCGGCGTCGACCATGTACTCGTGCATGCGGTTGAAGAAGTCAGCGAGGCCTTTCTCCAGCTTGTTGCCGGGCGGTTTCATGGCCTGCAGGTTCTCGAGCGCAGCTCGGCGTTCGACGCTCGTGGTGCCGGCCAGCACGCCGGCGAGGTCGTTCTCCCACACGCCCTGCTGCTGGAAGCGCTTCTGGATGAAGCCGAGCTTGCCGCGCTCGGAGCTGAACATGTCCGCCAGCTCGGTCAGCTTGTCGTTCTGGTACGACCGCAGTCGGTCGGGCGCGGTCTGGAACACCTTCTGCAGGGTGTCCGCCACGACCGGAGCGGCCTTCTCGACCTTGTTGAGGAAGCGATCCGCAGGCATGTCGGCCAGCACTTCGGCCACAGTGCTCGGATCCGCGAAGCGGCCTTCGTGCAGTGCCGTCAGCAGGTCGGACGCCCGCTTCTCGGCCCCGATCAGCCCGAGCATGTCGTGGAACAGCTGGCGGACGCGGTCGAACACGCTCGTACCGGTGGGGCCGAGGCGCAGCAGCCCTTCGGCCCAGAACTGGTACATGTAGGCCACGCGCTCTTCGGGACTTTCTTCCATCTGCTTGAGGGCAGCCGGGTGCTTGGCCAGCAGCTCGCGCAGCTGGCGCTTCACGTGCGGTGCCTCGGCGGCGTCGATCAGGTCCTTCTTGATGGCGCGGTGGGACGGAATCTCGTCCAGCATGGCGAAGAAATCATGCAGCGATTCGTGCCACGCGGCGCCCATCGGGTTGCTCGCGTTGACCGCGATCCTGATGAGGCGCTCGGTCTTGTCCTTGTTCATCGAGAACTCGCCCGAGCCACCGATCTCCGAGAACTTCTGGAACAGCACGTTGACGTCCTTGCCGCGGATGCGTCGGATCTCGTCGACGATCTTCTGCTGATCGAGCTTGTCCGGACGACCCTTCTTGGCACCCATGGCCGACTTCGAACCGCGCTTCTCGACGCCGACACCCAGTCCGGTGTCTTCTTCCGAGTACCGGGTGCCGGGGTTGGCCAGCTCTTCGTTCATCCGCGTGCGCGGAAGTTCGTTCGGGCCGAGCGGGCCGGATTCGTCGGATCCGGGGACGCCGGCACGGTTGCTGTCGCGGGCATCGAACTCCTCGTCAAACCTGATGGCGTCGATCTGACTTTGCGCATCGCGGTACATCCGCAGCTTCTGGCGAGCGACGGCCTGCGCAGGAGAGTTGCCGGCCAGAGGACCGTCGCCCGCGCGCGCAGCATCCAGCCGCTCGGAGAGCTGTTCGATGTTCTTCGCGACGATGGCCTCGATCTCTTCGCGGCGAGAGCCGTACTCCTCGGACTTGGCTTCGTTGTCCGCAGCATCGAGATATTCGTCGACCACGTTGTTGAGCGTGGCCCCCAGCTGCTTGATGCTGCCCTCCGCGGCCTTCAGCGCGGACGAAACCATGTCGCGATATTCCGGGTCGCCCTTGCGCTTGGCTTGGATGCCGAGCTTGCGATCGATCAGCACCTTCTCCATGGGCGTGACGACCTTGGCGACTTCGGGACGGGCCAGCACGGCCGCGGTGGCGTCCGCGAACAGGCGCTTGGCACGGGCCTGCGCGTTCTCGCCCTTGCCCGAGCCTTCCCTGTCACCGAGCGTCTTCCACATCGATTCGGCAGAAAGCGTGAACTTGGTGCCGTCGGTGCGCTCGAAGGTGACGCGCGTCTCCTTGGCATCCTTGGCTTCGGCCGCCGAGGCCATCTTCGCGATGTCTTCGTCGGTCGCGACCGTGTCGTTGCGCTCCTGCCCACTGACCTGCAGCACTTCGTACAGGTCGAGGGCCGCCTTGGCGCCGCCATCCTTGTAGGCCTGTCGGAGCATGGACAGCTCGCCCTGCAGTTCGTTGATCTGCTGGCTGCGGTCTTCGCCACGGCGCGCTTCGTGCTGGCTGATGCGGTCCTTGATGTCGGCAGCGATTCGCTTGACCTCGGCTTCGGCGTTCGTACCGGTCTCGGCAGCGTACTGCGACATCGACACGGGGCGGACGGTCGCACCGCCCGGGGACGAACGTCGCAGCGCAGCGCCCGCCATGGTGGCTTCGCGCACGCGGCGGCGCATGCCGCCTTCGGACGTGGTCTGGCCAGCGAAGGTGCGGTAGGGGCGCAGCGCCTTGGCGTCCGCGAACTGATACGTCGGCGTCGGCGCCCCTTCGCGCTCGGTCACGCCCTCGACCAGATTCTCGTTCGGATCGAATCGAATGTCCGCGCGGTTCTGCTGCTGGTAGTAGTCCAAGACACTGCGGGCAGCGTCTTTGCTGCCGAACGCGGCGGCGAGGCCGGCGATGATCTTGTCGCCATGCGCCTTGTTCGAGTCGCTGAGCGTGAAGTCGTCGACCAGACGAGCGATCTGATTGAGCTGCGACGGGCGCAGGGTGCTCTTGGCGTCCTCGGTCAGCGAGCTGTACAGGAAGCTGTTCGGCTGCCGCACATCCTGCTGGGCGTTGGTCACGCGCTTGATGCGCGCAAGGAAACTGTCCTCCGGGCGCGGGAGTCCCGCGTACTCGGTGAGCTGCGCCGCCAGCTGCTCCGGATCCCGGAACATCGACAAGCCGTCCTGCATTCGGGTCATCAGCTTGAGGTCGGCCTTGGTGAGATCGCCAGTACGTGCGGCAAAGGCGAGCACCGCATTGGCGATCTCGGGCAGCCGCTGGCGGACCGTCGGATTGGACTTGGCTTCGTCGGTCAGCCCGTCGAACACGAGCTTGTTGAACGCGGCCTGCTCCGCCGGCGAAGCGTCCTGCAGGTTCTTCTTGCTGATCCTGTCGCTCGCGGCTTCTATGCCCCTGCCGAGCATGTCCCGCGCCTTGCCAGCCAGATCAGTACCGACATCCACCGCCTTGGCGCCAGCGCTCTTGGACAGGTCGATGAAGTCGTTCACCGCCCGGACGAGCTTCTCGCCGCTCCGCTGGGAGACCAGCGTGCGAGCGACGAAAGCCTGCGCTTCGGGATCGGTGAAGTCGCCACCGAAGCCCGCCACGCGCTCCTTCACGGTGCTGGGCGTCGCGGGGTCGTTCATCAGTTCGTCGGCGAACCGGGCAGCGCGCTCTTGGCGCGCAGCGTCACGGTCCCGGATGGCGGCGGCAGGGTCCGGGGAGCTCAGGATGGAAGGATCTTCGGTGTCCGGACGCAGGTCGTCCGCAGCGTCTTCGGACGAGCTGCCGAACACCTGACGCAGGAAGTCCACAGGGTTCTGCGACGTCTTGGCGGCCTCGCCCATGCGGTCGATGGTGTCGGAAACGTAGTCTTTCGTGCCGCGCACCCGTTCTTGGAACTCCGGACCCATGCGTTCGGCAAACACGTCAAACAAGCTGCCGCCGGTATCGACGGGAGTCGGGGCAGGCGGTTCGGGGACCGCCGACGCATCAGCAGTCCCTTCTCCACGCTGAAACAGGTTGTTGGCGCGCTCGCCAAGCCGTTCGCTTACGGCCTGCGCGCTGTGCGCGGGAGCCCGCACGGCAGCACTCATGCCCCCGCCGGTGAGCGCGCCGGCAGCGAACGCGTCGGCCACGTCCCACGGATCCAGCTTGCGGGTCGGGTCGAGATACTGCTCCGCGGCGAAACCGACGCCCTGCTGGGCGGCCTCGGTCAGCCCTTCGGTGAGCGCCTCACGGCCGACGTGGGCGAGCAGCGAGCCGGCCGGACGGCGCAGGAGGCTGCCGGACAGCGTGGCGGGCACGGCGGCTTCCAACCCGGCGTTGATCACGCCCTTGGTCGTGGCGGCCACGTCGCGATCGTGGGCAGACGCTGCCGCGAGCTTGGGATCGGAATACTGCCCGAGCGCCGCCTCGCCGCGCTCCAGACCATACGCAGTGGCCGCACCACCAAGGAAGCTCGTGGTCGCGCCGAGGTTGCCGCGACCACGAGTCAGGATGGCAGTCGCGAGCGTCGGCGCCATGGACATCGCGCCCTGCCCGATGGCGCCGGCAGCGTAGTCCCCGGCGTCTTCGACGCCGCCGATGTTGCGCAACGAGCTGACCCGCGGGGCGTACGCTTGCGCACCCTGCTGCGTCTGCAGGGCGAGGTCGCGCGAGCGCTGCCAGTCGGAATTTCCAGCGGCTTCTTGGCTGAGCGCTTCGTTGGCGAAACTACCGGCGGTGAGCCCGGCGGCGCCCGTGCGGAGACCTTTTTCGAACTGGGTGTCCGACGCACCACTGGTCATCTCGTACTGGGCTTCGGGCGACAGCTGCGGAGCCGTACGCAGCTGATCGAACAGACTGGGTTCTGCGTTCGGGGTGCGGAGCACCGAGAAGTTGTCGGCCATATCAGTTGCCTCGAAGCGCAGATCGACCCTGCTGGTCCTTGCCCGTGCGGCGGCGGATCAGGTCGAGCTTGTCCGCGTCCCAGTTGCCGTCGGTCGTGGCGTACTTGGACATCAGAACCGGCTGCCCGGACTGGGTGACCGCCACGTTCGGATTGGTGCCCGGCAGGTTCGAGTACAGGTAGTCGCTCAGCGGGAGGTGGTTGTTCCAGACGTCGTTCCACGTGGACTCACGAACGTCCACGGGCATGTCGGCACGGTTGGTGACAGCTCCGGAGTTGAGCATGCCGCCGGTCGCCGTATCGTTGCGCGCCTTGTTCATGTCGTAGAGCGTCTTGAAGTTCTGCAGCAGCGTCATCTGGTCCTGCGGCGCCATGGCGGCGAACTTCTCCTTGGCCTTGGGGTCGCTGGCCTGCAGGAACGAGGTGAAACGCTCCTGCTCCGCGGCGTCGGGCTTGCCGTCCGGACCGATGAACATGCTGCCGATCGCACCGGTGTAGCGCTCGAAACCCTTTTCTTCGCCTTCCTGCGCCATCTTCTGGGCGTCCTGCAGCGCCTTGAGCTGCGCAGCCTGCGCCTGCGCACTCTGCTGACCACGCTGGCCGGCGAGCTGGCCCAGCGTCTGCAACATCTGCATACGAGCCTGCAGGTTCGCGCCATTGGCCGCCGTCGACGCCTGCACGTCCTGACCGCGAAGGGCAGACTGGTTGCGCGCGTCTTCGCCCAGCGCGGCGCTGCGCGCCTGTTCCAGCTCCACGAGATGGCGAGCGAGATTGCCCTGCCCCTTCGAGCTGTACATGCCGCTCAGCTGCTGGGCCAGTTTGTCGTAGCGGGCGTTGATTTCGCGGGCGTTGGCGGTGCTAGGCGAATACCCGCCACCGCCACCGCCGCCGTTTTGGCCGAGCGAGCGGAGGGCGGAACGAATTTCGCCCATGATCGGATCTTCCTGCGGACCGGGCGTGCCGACGCCAATGTACTGGCGAGCCGATTCCCCCGGCTTGCCGGCGTTCGGATTGTCGCGGCCGTATACGCGGTAGCCGCTACCGCTGAAACGGTCCTCCTGCGCGAACCCGTTGCCCGGATCCTTGCCCAGCCGAAGTGCACCGGCGGACGTATCCATGCCGCGAATGGTGGTGTCGGCCAGCGTCGTGTTCGGAACCGCGTTCGCGGCCGGCGCACCCGGCGCCATGACCCGACTCATTTCGCGCTCGTTGAACGCCGCCCGGTCGGGAGTCTGCATGACGCCGTCGATGAAGCTGCCACCGGACGTCAGGTTCGAGATACCGCGACCGATGCGCTCACCGGCGCCGAGCGTAAGCGTGTTGCCGATGTTGCCCAGCGTACGCAGGGCGTCGGCACCGACGCTGCCAGCCACCGAATCGCTGCCGCCGACGGAATCAGCGAACTGCTTGCGGTAGCCGGACGACGCATCGTTGTACGAGTCGGCGGCGCCGGACATGACGGCAAACGGCAACGCGCCGCGGGCGGCAGCGCCGAGACGCCCGCCCCCGGTGGAAACGGCCGTACGAAGGGACGACGCCGCGGTAGGAGCAGCAGAGCTGGCGGCACCACCCGCCACACGGGACGCCGTGCCCTCGATCACGTTCGAGGTGGCGGGGGTGGCCGGAACCGGGAGGCGGTTCGGCGGGAGGGTATCGGTCGCGACGCCCTGCGGATCGACGTAGAACGTACCGCCGTTCGCCATGCCGCGGAGCTCCTTTTCTTCGTCGGCGTCCACGAATTTGTGGGTAGCGAGGCGAATCGCGTCCAGTACATCCTTGCCGATCGCCTTGGTGGTGTCGGCCGGAAGGACGTACTCGTCGTCACTCAGTGCGACGGGACCGACCTTGTCGTCAGTCGGCCCGCCCTTGCCCTTGACCGCCCCTCCATGCCGCAGGGGGGCATACGGCGGAGCCATGCCGCCATCAGCCAATCCGAAAAAAGACCGCAGACTGCTCTTTCCCTCCTCCGGCTTCTTCGCCGGGGCAGGAGTGGGCGCAGGAGCCGGACGAGCGGCAGGGCGGGGCGGAGTGTCGCCGAGCGCTTCATCGAGTGCGGACTCGATCTGCGCCGGACGGCGAGCCAGCGCGTCGCCAGCATGGCGGGCCATGCCGCTGCCCAGCATTTCGGGGGTCGGACGGACCGGGCCACCATCCGCCATGCAGCGGAGAGCGGACTTCTGCTTGAACGCCTTCTTGATGTTGTTCACGTCAGGTACCTTCGTAGTTGTAGTTCTCACTGCGGGATTCGGACTTCGAGGTGGACACGGACGAAGAGTAGGCACCACTGGCGCTGACGGCGCCCGACCCATTGAGCGTGGCCCCGACGTGCACTCCGGCCATGGCACCAGCCGCGAGAGTGGAGGAAATCTGGCCAGCCGCCTTCAGGGCGTCGATCACGATCTGGGCCTGCCGGATGAGCTGCTCCATATTACCCAGATACGCCTGCACTTGCGCCTGATAGTAAGCCACATTGGTGCGGAGTTCGGCTTCCTTGGCGGTGACCACGACCTGCACCTTGGCGGTTTCGGCCTGCGCCTGCGCCACGTACCGCTGCGTGTCGGCGATGTAGGCCTGCGCCCCCGACTGGACCACGGCGGTCTGCGACTGGATCCGGGTTTTCTCGGCATCGAGGTCTGCGACATACGCTTCGATCAGCGACCGGTTGCGCTGGATCACCAACTCGGCGCGCTTGACGTCGATGTCGGCAGCGGTGGACTTGCCCTGCACCAGCGCGGCGTAGGCGCGCGCTTCGGCGTCGATGATACCGGCCTTCGCCGCCTCGCCCTTGACTTGGGATTCGTACGCATCGAACCGCGTCTTGTCGGCTTGGATACGCTCGCCGTACGCCTGCACGTCCGCACGGTAGGCTTCGATCTTGTTGCGGATCACTTCGGACTGGATCTGCGCACCCTGCATCCGGGCCTTGTAGATCTCGACCGTAGTCTGCAGCGCTTGGACCTGCGCCGCGTAGGTACGCACGCGCTGCTCGTTGATCTGGCCACGGGCGACTTCCGCCTCGACTTCAGCCTTGAACACCTCGATCTTCGACAGTTCCGCCTTGACCAGAGTGTCAAAGACGGCCGCTTCGATCTGGTAGCCATTCATCCGAGCGTTGTAGAGCGAGACCTGCGCGTTGTAGATGCTGATCTGCGATTCGATCTGGAATCGCGCCGCTTCGAAAAGACGCTGCGCCGAGTTCAGAAACAGGTTGACGTAGACGTTTTCGGCAGCGATGGCCTGCTGTACGGCGAAACGGACGTTCTCGATCTGCCATTCGGCGAACTTGATCGTGAGCTCACGGTTCAGCGACAGCTTCTTCAGGGCGAGGTCTTGCCGCAGCTGGTCGACGCGAGCCGCCTGCATGCCGGTGGGCATGGTGAACCCGCGAAGCGAGAACTCTTCGGAGACCGAATCGATCTCGCGGTTGGCGATCATGTCCTCGCGCGACATCGCACGCTCGACCATGGCCTGTTCCACGGCGGGGGGAATACCGCTGCCGCCGGACCAGAGGCGGCGAATGACTTCGAGAACTTCGCCCAGCACTTCGGGGTGGTAAGTGGGCTCCTTCCACTGGAGGATCCCCGGCAGCGCGGTGGCTTCGAACTGCGGTGCCGTGGCAGAGAAGCTCGGAAGCAGTACGCCGTCGAAAGTCGGAATATTGAGCTCGGCGAGCGTGGGGAGCTGGGGCAGCGGCAGCAGGGGGGTGTCGGGCAGCGTCACGGTGTCGAGCTGCGGCCGCGAAGGTGCATCGCCCGGAGCCGTCCACGAAGGGGGGAGCGGGATGCTGAGCGAGCTGACGCTCGAGTGGAAATCCGGCACGTCTAGCGACGGGACCGGCGGAACGCTATCGAGCGTCGGACGGTCCGGCAACGAAGACGTGATGCTTCCGAACGACGTAGGCGTGATCTGCGGAAGGTTGATCTCCGCATTGATATTCGGATCGATGTTGGGCGGAGTGGGCGGCGGCCCTCCGTTGAAGTTGAAGTTGACGCTGCGCAGGGCGTCGATCGTACGAAGCGCAGTCGCCTGCAGCTCCTTGGAAGTCTCGCTCGCATCATCGATGCGGCTCTTGACGATCTGATCGACGCCTTCTACCGCAGAATAGGCTTCCTCGAATACGTCGGCCATGGTTCAGATCCTCCGAGAAGATGCGGCAATGTCGACCGATGCATCGTGGACTTCGAAATCCGCACCAGCTACGTTCTTGATCGTGAAGCGCCAGTAGCGGCCCCACATGCCCTTTCCGGGCGTAGCGCGGCTGTTGCGAGGAGCGTCAGCAGCGCGCTGTTCCAGAAGGTAGGTCGCGGGACTGTGGTCCGACTCATACGTCTCGACCGTGACCGAAATTCGCCCGTCGCTAGTGTACCCGAAGTACATATTATCCACACGTTTGGTCTGGGGCACCCCGAAATCGGAAAAACCGCTCACGGTTTCGGCGTCGATCTGTTCTCCGGAGTCGGTCCCGCCGACCAGTTCGTACAGGCCGTCGGGCCCCACGCCCAGTACCTTGTCGGGGGTCTGGGTGATCGATTCGAAGTCGAAGTTGTCGTACCAGCTGGCAGCGGTGGTCTCGGTGTTCAGTACCCAAGCGATGCGCCCCGGGTCCTTGAACCACACGTCGGATGCGGCGGCTGCGACGGCGGCCAGATAAGGAGCGGCTGCGGTCTGCGGCTCGGCGACACTGACGGCTTGGCACGCACTGGTGAGCAGCAGCGTGGCGGGGGCGTCCGACGCAAAGACGGTCGAAGCCGCGACAGCGGTTTCGCCCGGCGCGGCGTAGACGTTCCGACGAACAACGATGGAGCCGGTCGCGGAAGCCGACGCCGTGAGATCTTCCTGCTGCCCGGGAGACGCCGAAGAAACGGCCGTCGCATACGCGACCAGCAGCGTAGAAGCCTGCGAACCAGCGATGAGCGCACTGACGGCAGCAGCGTGGGCGACGAGAACGTGCTCGGCGAACATTTCCGGCGAGAGGCTGGAAGCCGTCCCGACGCCGGTAGCCACCCCGTTGAACCCGGTCACAGTCCGGGCTTCGCCGGTGGCGAGATCGCTGACGACCAAGCTGATGCTGGTAGTGGCGCTGGCGGAACTGCTGCAGCTCGCCACACCGAGAAGAACCGCATACGCGGTGGGAGACACCTGCGATACCGCTTGGGTGTCCCCAACAAGCACGGGCGGCAGAACCCCCACGACAACAGCAGAAGAACTGGCCCCGACGTCAGGCTGTACGAGGATCACGTCCGTCGCGGGGCAGCTAGACTCGCCCACTACGAGGTCTTCGACGATCTCGCAATACGTGCTCATTGGATGTTGACTCCTACGAAGCAGGGGATCTCGCGCTCGCCAACCAGATCCGGGGTGTACCCATAGACAGAGAACCCGCCTTGAGCAAGGAGGTCCGTGCAATAGACGAGTCCGTCGTCGCCAATGGCGCTATGCGTTGCGAGGATGTACTGCACGGTCCCGGACTTCGGGTCCGGAGAAGGCGTCTGCCAGTGCGACGAGAAATTGTGCCACGACAGCGGGAGCCGTAGTGGCCCGCCATACCCGTGCGTCACGAGCTGGAGAGACGCCTTGTAGTCCCCACCCTTGTCTTCAAACGTGTTGGTGTTGGCGCGCGCCGGTGCCGGGGAGTTGAACCCGTCCACCACGTCGCAGACACCGAGCCAGTTACCGGAATCGGCGAAGTCGTGGCATCCCGATCCATCAGGCTCGTAGTTCAGACACACCACCCGGCGCTCCTTATGCGTGCGGGGGCCGCCGGGGAAGAAAGAGCAATTGCCGCCGCAGTTGCGCTTGTCACAACCAATATTGGACGGCCACGGCGGGAGGTTGGCACTCGGGAAACAGCGCCACGCATACCCGACGTTGGGGTCGCGAATACGCGTATATCCGACGTTCGTGACCAAAGTACGTCCGGACGCATACCCGCTACCCTCCGCATAGTAGTACGCCTCCCGGCTGTACTCCGGAATCGCCACTACGGACGCCAGCGTCTCGCCAACACGAATATCGGTCGTGGTGGTCTGCTGGAACACACGTTCGCGCCACACGTACGCCGTGTCGGGCGACTCGATGAAGTCCGAGAACCTCGGCGGGTCGTAGCCAAGATCGCGGGACTCCATCGTGGTCTGGTGCACGGTCTCCTGCACGGCGCGGCGGCCGTCAATGGTGTTCGAATACATCATGGCGGGGATGCCCCGGGTACCGGTGGTCTGGGTGATCACCCACGTTCCATTGAGCAGGCATTCGCCGGGGTAGCGGGGGTCGTCCAGCGTGTTGTGTTCTCCGTTGTTGGGGTTTCGATAGAAACGAACGGCGTGGAACTCGTCATCGACGAATCCAACGAACACCGTCGTATCGCACTTCGGCTGGGGGAGCCCGCTCGCAATCGCAAGCGGCACGCCTTCGTGGCTCAGCAAGCCGGGGAGCATGGGCTCGTGGAACTTGATAGGCAGGTAGCGCGCATAGCTGGTTCCGGGAGCGGGCGGAGCATACAAGTAGCCCTCCCCCATCTTCTTGATTTGGCCACTATGCTCCGCCAACGGCTCGCCCGGCTCGCGAACGAGCTTCGTCGCCCCGATCGACAGACTGATTTGGTACCAGACGCCTCGTTGAAAACCATCGTCGCCAAATCGGTACGCAGTATTGTGCGCTTCGGATCCAGATGAATTGAATGCCCAGCCGAGTGCGGAGCTGTAAGCGCTGTGCTCGTAGAAGGGGGCTACGTCCTCGGGGGAGAGTAGGCGCAGGGCCGTGCCGTTCTCCAGCATCTGGCTAAGCCGCGCAGCCGTCGCCGGCACGCCTTCTCCGCTCGGGAGGCCGCCAAGCTCTTCGATCGCACGGAGGAGCGCCCAGTCCTCCTTGGCCTGCACCTTGGCTCGGAATGCGGCGGTGTCGGTCTTGGGCACAAGCGGCAAGGGAACTGCAACCGCCCCTCGGGCAGCACTGATCTCGACCACCCAAAGGCGTCCGTCCGCAGCGACTACGATCCCGTGCGTGCGGATGAAGCGCCAGTCGAAGCGAATCTGCACGCCATTGGTGGCTACGTCTTCTAGATACGCAGGCGTCACGTGGGGGCGGTCAGGATCTCGAAGCTTGGCTTTGCCGATGCGGCCAAGACCCATCAGCACCTGCACAACCTTGCGCATGGTGCCGGAATACATCGAAGGGCGCAGCTTCGTGTACTGCGAATATGCGGGGCCAAGCCCGGAGTTCTTGAGCTCGTCGAAATACGGGGCGACCGCCAGTCGAACGACTTCCTGCCTGCCGGCGAGCAGTTCGGGATGGGTGCGCAGGCAGGTGGGGGTCGGCACGAACGAATCGAGCGCACTGCGCGTGCCGTTGGATCGAAGGAAGCCGTTGTACACCAGCCCAGAGTAGATGTCTGGAGCAAGCTTGGCCGGTGCGTTTGCTTCTGACGAGTTGATCTGTTCGGGAATGTCGGGGGCGACGGCGATATGGATCAAGTTCTGGTCCTGTGTGGACAGAACATAGATCGTCGAATCGTCGTCTACGCGACGCGACATCGAGAAGGTTCCGACCCCGGCCCGCTGCTTGAAGGTCTGTACCTTGTAAAGAAGCGCCTTGGCCTCGGGAACGAGAGCCAAGGCGCGACCTTCATCGCCTTCGAGCCGAATCGATGGGACTCCATCGTAGACGGCCATGGCACATCAGGTGGACGTGAGCTGGACGCGGTACGCGAGGTTGAACACGTCGGTGTTGTACAGCGTACGGGAAGCGCCGAACTTGGTGGCCGAAATCAGCTTGCCGGTAACCGCGCCCTTGGTGGCTTCGCTCAGCAGCGCGGCGCCATTGACCGTCAGGCTGGACGCCGTGGCGATCGTAAACGCCGCCTTGTTCGACAGGTTGTCGATCAGGGGGGTGGTGGGCGCAGTCGGGGTCCAGATGGGGCGAGTCGCCTCGGTGTATCCCTCGGTGTTCGACGTGATCTCGCTCGCAGTCGCCGGGTAACTCGCGGCCGTGAGGCCTGCCAGCGGCGTGTAGTTCGCCGCATACAGCGACAGGTACCACGTGGCCAGCTTGGAACCGTTGTTGAGACCGACGCTCAGCAGGTAGATCAGGCCCTCGTCGGGCAGCAGGTTCTTGTCGAACCGTTCGTCGAGTCCGTTGACGTCGTGGATGTAGCCACCTTGGGCGATCGCGGCGGCGCGGGGGAAGAACAGGTCGCCGTTGCCGGTGACTTCGTACTGGTTGTTGCGCAGGTAGCGACCGAACTCGCCGGCGTGCTTCTGCAGGTCACGATCGAACATGGAAGTTCTCCTTCACGAGATGACAGAGTCGACAGCGGCGCCGTAGGTCGCCGTAGAGGTGGAGTTTACAGGGGTAACGAGCTGTTTACGACCCTTTCGAAGCAGAAACACGGAGCGGCCGGAAAGACCATTCTGGACTTGGACCCGATCGGGGTGGAGCTCCACCGCAGTGCCGCCGGGCATGCCGGCAACGTATCCGGTCGCGCCAAGCCACACAGCTACGGGTGCCTCCGCCGGCACCAGCTTCGGGGGGAAGTGCTCCGGTTGGACCATGACACTGGAACGGGCCACCGCACGTGCGGCAGAAATCCGGCGGTGCTCAAACTTGGCGGGATCCGTTCCCGCCAAAAACCACACTCCACGGCTGTCCCCAACGTACATGCCGTCGCCGACCGACTCCATGAAAGCAATGTGCCCGCTGAAGGGAATGACGCCGTGCGCAGGGTCATGCAGGTGGGGGCGCATGGGCTCCGAAAAGGAAAGGGTTCCGTTTTTGGCCGTATACAGGCGGCCGCTGTGCCAGCAGATCATGTCTCCGGGAGGCATGGGGACCAGAAAACGCGTATTCAGCTCGGATCCACTGGCGTGGTCAGCGACGACATACGTGGGAAAAACGGCCGGGGGGGCGGCAACACGGCGCAGAACGTCGCCGTCCGCGGACGTGATGAACACGAAGTAGTGCCACCCCGGGCGCTGCTCCAAATTGGAGAGCCGAATGCCGCCGCCATCCGGAAGGTCGATGGTCTGAAGCTCGGTCGCCCCGCCCTCTTCGCCGCGATCGTCTACGAAGGTGATGCACACGCCGTACTTGCCGGGGAGCAGCCCGCCGGGAGCGGCAGAGAGCGTGGGAGCAGTGGGGACCGGCACCCCGAGCGGGCGAGCAGATACGCTGTCGCTTGGGACCCATCCGGCAGTGGTTCGATTCGTGAAGTACAGGTTGCCGTTGTACTCCGTGAAAGCCACCTTGTCGGGAGAGCCCAGAGCCATGAGCGACGAAAGAGCGTAGGTCTGGGTATCGAGGCGGCAGAGCTCGGCCCCGCGCGCAACGACAGTCCAGCCTTTCTGCGCCGCGTAATGGATGCTGTGCAGGCCGGGGATCGGAATCCGGCGCGTGTACCCAGCGCGCCGCGCAAAGCGTCCCGCCCTCCCGATGTCCACGTTGACCGCCGAGCGCACGGCTCCCTTCGCCAACGCAGTCTCGTTGGACAGCATGTCCACGCCCGTGACGGGGAGGGGGTAGGGTTTGGTCTGGCTCATCGGGTCACCGCCGGGATGGGGACATTCTGCTGCGACAGTATAGGCAACGGCACGACTACGCGGGTATTGCAGCCGAACGGATTGGAGATGCTGGGGCCAGCGAAGCCGATAGGGGGAAGACCGGCGACCGAGACCCTTCGTCCAGCGGCATGCATGCCGGACGCGAACGAGTCCGCCGACGAAGGGCGGATCGGATGCAGGAGGCGTGGATAACCGACGCCACCAAGTTCGCCGCCGTAAGCCTTGATCTTGCCGGCCTCCCAACGATCGACATCGCCGATAACCGAGCTGGCCCAACCGGACGGACGCAGATAGCATTTGCTTTGTAGCGAAGGGAGCCCTGCAGCATAACCAGCTACGCCGCGGCCGATCACGTAGCGCGTGGAATGGGTCACCGTCGGACGACCAACGACGGACGTGGGGGCGATGCCGGGCAAGCCGTCGTCGGGGTTGCGCCGCGAAACACGCATACGTTCGGAGAAGGAATCGATGTCCTCATCTTCCAACGTCAGCGAATTCCACCCCTGTACCGGCAGCGTACGGTTCTTGTGCGAGACCCACGCAGCGCCCCACAGCGTAAACACTTCTCCGCCGAGGGTGTATCGGCGAGGGTATCCGACGAGGGGGAGGCCCCACGGGTTCGTAAGATTCTGTTGCGGATTGCCCCGGTGGGGGATGCCTTCAACGGGCAACGCGCGAATAAAGAGCTCGACGCGAGTTCCTCCGAACACGGACATGTCGAACCCGGATACCAAGAGCTGAGGCTCCGCAGCAGGTCGGGTGATGATTGCGTCGCCGATTTCGCCAGACAGGAAGCCGTGAGACACAAGGGATACGCGCTGCTCCACGCCGAGAAACATGGTAAGGCCGAAGCGAGTCGCGCGAATGGTGATTGGGTAGATGCTGCGATTCTTGAGGGAGACGCTAGGATCGCCGACACGGGAAGACCAAGGTCCGCCCAGAATCATGCCGATCGGGTAGATGGCGCGGAGGTGGTTGGATACATCCGGATGGCCGAACCACGGGAAGCCGCCCCCCGACCACTCGTCGTTGGGTTCCCGCCCGCCGATCACATGGGGGGTATTGGGTGGGTGGTTTTTCTTGGCCTGCTCGGTCGCCTGATCCGCGCTGGGGGCGTAGATAGTGTGTGGCGATACCGCGATCGCGCCCCACTGCTTGTCGCTGTCGGCGTACGGCGGAATGAGGTTGGGCCACGGGAGCGTGTTCGGATACACGTACTGCGTCGCAGACAGCGTGGGAGTGCCGCACTGATCAAGATCGAATATGCTCCGCTGCAGCTCTATAGTGTTGCGAGACAGGGTGGAGATCCCGAAGACACCCGGCGATACACCGATGGGGAACAGCGTTGCGAGGTTGATCGCCGGCGTCGAGACAATGCCCGGCAAATCCCCGCGCCCCACGAAGATGCCGTCCGGCAGAGCGCGTTGCGTCGACGGTGGATCCGGAGAATCGTTCCGTACTACGTGGGTTACATAGATGTTGGGCGTGGAAGCGGGCGCTACAACGATGACCCGCGTACGGCGCCCAACATAGTGCGCGCCCCACTGCGTGAGCGTGCTGCCTACCGCCCCCAAATACGTGTTGTAGTTCGTGACGACGGACAGTCCGTACAGAGACTGCTCGCTCGGGAATACCGACAGCGTCTTGTTCCGATTCTCGATGATGGGTTCGCCAACCCACGGTACGGCGTGTACGTTGGTAGACCTCGGGTAGGCGGTCGTGAAATGCTCATACACTGTATGGCCGCCGAACTGCGGCGGCGCGACGCCTACGGCGGCGATCGGATACGGGTTGAGGCGTGCCTCCGGAAAGCCGGACGGCACGTCGTAGAAAAGCCCGGGGAAAACCGTACGCACCGCGGGGGCGATGAAAGCCGTGCCGAACGCCTCTCCGCCGTACGGGAGAACGTGCTTGATAGTTCGGTTTAGGTTGACGACCGTCGGCGCTCCGCACGCGCTGCTGAGGGCTCCTGCGGGGAGCACGACTGCGGCGGCATTCCGCACAATAGCGTAGCGCGAGCTGTAGAATTCCTCCCACCCGGCGGGATACGTCGTGCGGATGCGATACGCAATAAACGTGTCGCCACCCCACAACGTTGCATCGAGTCCGTCAGTGCTGATCGAGCGGGCGCCGTTCTCTACAAGCGTGCCGATGAGACTGAAGCGCGACGACTGCCACCCAAAGGCAGCGACCACCCGGATCTTGTTTTCGACGAACGGGTAGTAGTTAGGCCACTCCGTCGGGTCGCTGTTCGTCCCCATATAAGGGGAGACCAACATCTCCTGCGTCAGATTGAACACGACGGGGAAATTAACCCCTCCGTCGACCACCGACGGGGGAAACACCTGCTCGAACCGGTTCCGCACGGCGGTGTTGCCGTATTCGGTCGGATCCGCGGAGCCGCTATGGTGCAACACGCGCTGGAGGTTGATATCCAGCTCATGGTTCTCGGAGATAAAGCTGCTTCCCCACCCGGACGGGGCGATCACCAGAATCGGTGCAATGTTCGGCGTGCCGAAGATGCTGCTGGTGATGAACGGCGGGGCTACTTCCCGTACGGCGAACTCGACGCGGGGTACGCCGCCGAACCCTGCGGCGATACCGAAGCCGTCGAGCGGCAATACGCGCGTCTCATAAGCGACTATGTGCGTCGTCGAAATCTGCGCACTGGGCGCCGAGATCCCGCCGGGAAGTACATACTGGACCCAAAAAGATACCGTAGGGGTAGGCAGCTGGCGAAGACTGTCCGTGCCGGTCTGCGGCGGAGGAGTGATGCCGCCGACCGACACGCCCTGCGCGACAAGCACGATCGTTGGCGTGCCGGATGCGAACGGCGAGACGCCGGTCGGCAACAAGTAGTCGACGGCGTTGCGCAGTACGTGATCGCCTACCTGAGACGAAGAGAACCCGGACGACGTCGGGTACAGGTATTGGTCTACTGCCGGTGGGGCCACAACCCACGATGCAGAAATCGTGCCTGCGGGAGGAGAATACGTCGCCGCCCCGGCCCACCGTACGGAGATCGTCGCGTACGGTGGAATGTACTGCCAATTCAGCGTCGCCAGAAGCGTACCGGCAGCACTGCCGCTGAACCCGCCGGGAGAGATGAACTGTTGCTTCGTGACAAAGGTGAAGCCGACGTCACCCGGCTGTAGGCCGGCGGGAGCCGCAACAAACACCGACGTATCCCACCACGCAGCGAGTGTTGCGTATGGCGGCGTATACGCCTGCGCACCTACCCACGTTGCGTTGATCGTGGACATGTCAGATCGCGCTAGTAGTCACCCGTGCGTAAAACAGGTCGTTGAGGAGCTCGCCGGAAGCTGCAAGGAACTGCACGTCGAATTCATCGGACGCGCCGGCGGGGATCGCCACTTCAAAATTGCCCGTCGCCCCGTTAGACACCGTCGTCGCAACCAGCGCGCCGCTAGGGCGGGCGAGGACGCGCACCGTACGCGCAACAGGGGAGTTGCTGACGTCGCGAACAGACCCGCGGATATAACGGAGCGTGGGCGTGGAAAAGGCCACCGCCAGAGAATTGCTGTTACAGCTAGCTGCGGCCAACAGGTTGCCGAGCGGGCCGGAAGTCGTATCCGCCCAAGAAGACGTCGAGTACGCCCGCACCGGGCGTGGCGTACCCGTCACATACGTAGTGCCGACGAGGACATAGGCGCCGTCCGGAGAATAGGCAACCGAGTTGCCCTGCCCCGGAAGCGTAGGAGTGCCAGACACCGTGGCCCACGTGCTCGTGTTGTACACCTTCATGTGGGTGCCGCCAAACAGCACCACGGCGAGGCGAGTGCCGTCAGGAGAGTACGCCGGATGCCCGCTGTTACCCGGCATGTCCGTCGGCGTACCCGACACCTTCGTCCATGTGCTGGTGTTGTATATGGATAGATACGGCGACGAGGAGTGGCACACGGCGAGGCGGGTGCCGTCGGGGGAATACGCGAGCCCGGTAACCGCGCTACCGACCGCGGTAGTGAGCGTGACCGCGGACCACGTGGCCGTGTCGTACACCTTCAGATACGGCGAGGCCGCGTACCCGATCGCGAGGCGCGTACCGTCCGGAGAATACGCAAGCGCGGATACGGTTCCGGTCAATCCGAGCGATGCACCGACGTCAACGAGCGTAGAGGCGTTGTAGATGATTGCGTACGGCGAAATATCCATGCCGAACGCAAGTCGCGTGCCGTCCGGAGAATACGCAACCGCTTCGCCGCTGCCGCCCGGGTCAGCCGCGGGGGAAGACACGGTCATGCCGGGGAGGGCATATACGGACAGTGCGATGCCAGAGCTACGAGCGTGCGCAGTGGCGAGCTTGGAAGCGTCCGCAGTGAATGCCAATCCGGCCACGCTCGCGATAGGCGGGCGCGCACCGAAAGGAAGGAGCAGGCCGGTTCCCTGCTCCGCCACATAGAGATACGGGTCGATAGAGCGCCCAATCGCAACGTACGCGGCCATGACCCACCGTTACAGCTTGAAGATCTTGTTCGGACCGTTGTCCCACGTGACGATGATGTCGCCGCCGTTCGGGGTGATCGGCAGACCGGTGGCGGTGTCGATGAACGCGATCAGCGGACTGGTCGAATCCGTGCCGGTGTCCTTGTACAGGACGATGGCCTCGATCGACGCGCCCGAAACCGAAGTGAAGGTCAGGTCGTTGGCGTCAGCGGCACCGCCGGTCGTGGCCTTACCCGTGAAGGCGCCGGAGACGGAGATACGCGCACCGGTGCCGATATCAGACAGAAACTCGTGCGCGGACAGGTTGACCGTGTACGTACCGGTATCCACCAGAACCGCCTTGATGGTATCGGTGTTCCAATTGAACTGCCCTTCCAGAAAACGCTGGCGGGCTTTGTCGAAAAGAGCGTTGGCCATGGCGGCGCATCCTAGTTGGGTATCGTGGAGTATAAGGTGCCCGGATCATGTTGTGGAGCGGCAACATGGTCCGGGCGGCCGGAGTTATGCCGGGTAGCTGCCCGGTACAAGCGACTCACAACCGGCTGGAGTCAGAGACCTGCTTGTTTACGAGGTCGCGGATCGAATTGTAGGCGTCCTGCAGACCGATTACTTGGGCATCGCACTCCGAGGCGGCGCGAACAATTCGTCCCGCACTTTCTTCTCGGTCTCGGGCGGCATCGCCAGATTCGGCGACAGCGGCGGGATGACTACCTTGCTGGAGGGCGGCTTGACACCCGAGCCAGTGGTCGCGCAACCGCAGATTGCCAGCGCGAAGATCAGCGACGACAGTTTTGCCTTTCTGCTCTGCATCTTTCTTCCCCTTTTCGTAGGCGGTTCCGGCGGCATCCTGCGCGAGAGTGAGGTCCCTTTCGAGTGCCGCGATCTGCGCAGCCGCGTCGGCTTCGGCTTTGCGGTCGGCGGCAAGGTGCGCGTCCATGGCACGTTTGGCAGCCAGACGCTCTTCGTTGGTGGCGCTTTTGTGCCCATGCTCGTAGCTAGCTGCAGCCACGATGCCGAGCAGGCAGAGCAGGGCGGCGAGGATATAGCCGTTCATCGATTGGCCCCTTTGGCACACAGTACCTGTTCGGCGTCCCTGCGGTTGGCGATCCCCTGCACGAACCGGTACTCCGCCTTGCCGTTGGGCAACGTGCGCCCGGTCTTGACGTAGCTCCATACGCGGGTGCCGCTGTCGGAAAAAGCAAGGCGGCGGCAGCCGAGCTGCCACTCGCCCATGTTCCAAGCGCGCATCGCTTGGCTGCCGCACGTCGCTCGCACGCCGTTGTTCCACGCGTGGCTCGTGGCCGCGTCGAACACCGACTGAGGCGGCAGGCGGTCGAAACACTTTTCGAGGTCCAGCTGCAGGGCTGCGACGGCTTTCTGCTCTTCCGCGACGCACTTCTGCGACGTCCAACGCTCTCCCACCACGATAGGCGTGCTGGTGATGTGCTTCGTCAGGCCGGCGCACACCGTGGGGAGGCCGCCAGCAAGGCGATCTGCGTACGCGACGGACGAACCGTCGCCGCCCTTACCGCCTTCCCACATGCCGATGAAGGCCGCCACGGCAGCAGTGCCAAGCAGCAGCCCGGGACCAAACTTCTTGGAGGGCGTGCCCTTATTCTGCGATTGCGAATTCATTGCTGGTGATCCTCCGAATGGCCCCGATCCAGCGTTTGGTGGGCGGAGTTCCCGGGATGGGGACAGCGATGACGGATACGTACAGGATCTCGCCGGTCGTAGCCACCATCCGATACTTCATTCGAAACTGACGAAGTTCTTCCCGACACTGGTCCCAGTGCTTGCGGACGCGTTCGGCGTCTTGCGGATGGACGAAGTTGAGGAAGTTCCACCCGAGCAACTCCGGCTTGCCGCACGACAGCCAACGGGCATAGAGCTGGTTGACGTAGATATTGTCCCCGCTGGACGAGGAGTGGAAGCGCGCGATCTCGTCATCCGCGTCGTTTTCGGCCCACATGGTCTGGACCACGATGTCGACCTGTTCGGTGATCGAGTTCACCGCTGCTTCGGTGCGTCGGACAGAGTCCATGAGCGAGCCGCCGCCGTTCGGAGCGACGTAGTAGCGAATGCCTTTCACGTCGTGCTCCAGCTCGGGGATGCTTCGGAGTCCATCGAATACGCCGCGCCAGAAGTTCTTCCAGCCGGAAATCCGTTTGCGATACCACACGGCAAGAATCCCCCCGATGGCCGTGAGTGCGGAAAGAAGAATCTGTGTCAGGTCCAGCTGGCTGAGAAAATCACGAAGCACTTGGTGGTCCCCCCCGTCCATCAAATGCCGCCGTATGCGACGGTGCGGTACTTGTGTTCTCGCTTTTCGCGCTCGGCCTTCGCTTGGTCGCAGTACGCGAGAAAAGCATTGCGGAACTGCTCGGCACGACCGCGGTCGTAGGTCTCGGCATCCTGTTTCTGATGTGCGAGGTGCTTCATCCAGTGCAGCAGATGCCGGTGATGGTGTTCGTCGATCTCCAGCGATTGACCGGCTCCGGCAATCGTGAGGAGCGGCATCCGGTAGACGATCAGAGAAATCGTCTGATCCTCATCCGGGATGTGGACCAGACGGATCTTGTTCTGCTCCATGCCGAGCACGATCGCTTTCACGGTGCCGGTCGTGTTGTCGATCCGGAACCCCGCCCGGTAGCCGTAGTCGTCGACCGGACGCTGCGACTGCATGTCCTCGAAGTTGAGGAGCTCGAGGTCGCGACCGTCACTTTCGCGGTGGGCCTCGCGAAGCTTCAGGATCAGCGGGCTGATCGGAACGAACACGTCGCCGGCAGTCACGGGAAGCTGGGTGACTGCCGACGAGGCATCGGAGATTCCGCCCTGAAGGCGGCAGAACATGCGCTGCGCATCGTTGATGTACGAGTAGATCTCGGCATCGGACCACAGATACGGAGCCGCTTCGTCGCGCACGTCGACGCGAAAAAGGGCAAGCAGCGCAGAGCTGTCCATTACGGACTGGCCTTCTTGTCGTGGTACTCCTGCCACATGCCGGCGATTTCGCGGGCGTCGACATCGAAGCCCAGTTCGCGTTCGACGGCCTTGACGGTCGGCGAGCCGGCGGCGGTGAAGTCCTTGCGCTCGTTGCCCTCGACGATCTTCAGGATCGCGGCGAGGATCAGCGGGTTGCGTTCGGCCGGGTCGTTCGGAATCGTGCGCTGGTTCTCGTCCTTCAGGACGTCGGGATCGGAGCCGTCGGCAGGCTGAGCGCCGATGGCGATCGCGTCGGCGTACACCGCCGCGGGGACGTGAGTCGGCTCGCCCTTGACGAACGAGATGGTGTGACCCTTGAGCGTGGTGAGCACGTAGTCTCGATTGAGCACGAGCTTGGGAAGCGTGGACATGGCTGGTCTCCAGAAATTGGCGCATGGGGAGAGGGGGTCCGAAGACCCCCTCTCGTTCTCCAGATCAGTTGGTCTGGGTTTCGTTCACGCGGTTGCGGACGATGTACTGCACGCGGACCGTGACCTTGCCGGCAGTGGCCGCGGCGACGGTCGGCGCGACCGTGACGCGGATCTGCTCGCCCGTGCCGATGTAGCCGGTCGGGACCAGCGCCGTGCGGCCGGCGGCCACGCGGTCGGTGGCGCCGAGGTAGCGGGTCGCGCTGCCGGAGTCGCCGACCGACACGTTGTAAGCGGTCGAGCCGGTGATGGCCGTCTCGGTGACCACCTCGCCGCCGGTCACGATGGCGTTCGGGGGCAGGTTGATGGCGTCCACGACCGTAGAGCCCACGGTCTTGAAGTCCTTCAGCGCGCCCGAGGTATCGACCATGGTGTCGTCGAAGTTGAAGGTGAACTCGGCGACCAGCGGGTACTGCTGGCCGCGAGTGGCGATGAGCTTGGACATGTCGGTTCTCCTGTGCGAAGTCGGTGATTACTGGGCAGCGTAGACGGAGATGACACCGAAGTCCTGCACGGTGTTGCCCGAATACATGCTGGTGAACTTCGGCTTCAGGAACCCGAGGATCTTGGACACCGAGATGCCCTGCTGATTCTCGTAGTCGAAGCCCTTCTCGACCCACTCCGGATTGCCGATGTCGGCCATGGCCAGCGCCTGTGCGCCGCAGAACAGGATCTGGCAGCCGTCCTGCGTGCCCGAAGCGCCCCACTTGTTGCCCGAGGCCGCGCCGGACGTGTTGTACACGTGGCGGAACTCGTGGAACACGATGCCGTCGATTTCGACCGAGCTGCCGGTGAACAGCGGGTTGTCGGCCGAACGCTGGCGGGCGCTGCGAACGTTCAGCATGTAGGTCGGATCGAGCTTCAGGCGGGCCATCGCCTGCGGGGTCAGGAAGGCGTGGAACTGCTCTTCACCGCCCGACGTCTTGATGCCGCGCAGGTACTGGTCCTTGGCGAACGCTTTCAGCTGGACGAACAGCTCCCACATCGGGGTGTCGGCGGCCACCAGCGTGTTGGTCGCGCCGTTCTGGACGAGGGTCTTGTTGGTGCCGTCCCAGCGAAGCTTGCGCTGGCTGGTCGGGGCGGAGACGTCCGGGGCGAACTCGAGGAACGGCAGGTCCGAGCCGACGCGCGCGACACCGTTGTTGCGCATCGCGTAGCTGACGCCGGACAGGGTCAGGAACGCCAGCTGGTCGAGGCGATCGGCGAGCCAGTAGGCCAGCACGTCGCGGCTGTTGTTGCGGAACTCGACGACCGACTTCTGGTCGGCCATGCGGCCTTCGTGGCGGTTGGCGTGGCGGATCTGGTCGATGCGGATGACCTGATCGTACGACTTCATCGCCTCCTCGTTGCCTTCGAGGGTGCGGTCGCCGGCGACGCCGTCGCCTTCGAGGTCGGCGAGCAGGGTGATGACGGCTCGGGCACCCTTCTCCGACTTCTTCAGCTCGGTGACGTGCTGGATCAGCGAGTTGGAATCCTTGCCGAGGAACTTGTTGACGAACGCGTAGTTGCGGGCCCGCTTCCACAGATCCATCGACCAGACGGTCTTCTGTTCGTCGGTGAGCAGGGAGAAATTGGTCAGAGCCATGACTGAGCCTCCTAAAGGCGTGGGAAAGAAAGTCGGATCGTTGCTCCCGGAATATCGCTCGGGGCCAGCGCGGATGCGACTTTTTAGGAGGTCGGAGCTCCGTACGTGCTGTCGTGACGTACACCCGATTTCGCGGATGTTATGAGCGATTTAGAGCAGTGTCAATAGAATGTGCAAACGAAAAGGACCCTTTTGGGGTCCTTTTCGCCCTACGGCAGCTTGGTGGAGTCCAGATACGGTCTGGGCGGTCGTTCCGGATAACCAGAACACCCGCAATCGCCAGATTGTGGTCGACGCCTGTCCTCGTGGTGGATCGGGTTCGCGACCTCGACGGGAATCAGCTCCGTGTTGGCGGGCTGGGCCCGGAGGATCTCGTTTCGGATGGACCGGATCTGGTCGGGGGTAGGGGTTTCGACCAGTTCGAAGAACCCACGGAGGTAGTGGAGCAGCTGGTTGGCGTCCATCAGCGTGCGTACCCCGCCCCGCGAACGGGCCCCACTTCACCGAAATTGTCGAGAATGCTCCGGGCGTTGCGGCCTGCAATAACCGCAGAGGCCGTTTGGGGTTTGGGTTTGGGGGTAGCGGTAGCGGGTCCGAGCAGATGCGGAGCCAGCGCCCCGAACGTTCGGGCTCGGTCTTCCGCAAGCTGGCGCTTCACAGCCTCGGCTTTTTGGAAAGCGTCGGCGTGTTCGAGAAGGCGGGTAGCGACGATCGCTCCGACGGCGGAACCGAGCTTTTCACGCATTGCAGCCCACTGCTCGGGGGTCGGGGGCTGGTCACCGAGGATCTCGGTGGCGCCATTGAGCCAGAGGATGAATTCGATGGCGTTCATTTGCGTTCTCCCATGCCCTTGTGGGCGTCGAACCCCGCGGCGGCGACTCGCTGCGGGAGGGGTTTGATGGGCCATGGAAGCAGCTTGTCTTCCACGGCGACGAACTCGACCTGCGTCCCGTCGCGATTCGTGATGGTCAGCATCATCCGCCCCTCGTTGTTGACCCAGCAGGTCATGTTCTGGGCGTCGGCAAACTCGCGCAGGTGCCTTCGAAGAGCGGTTTCGATGTCCATCAAGACTCTTTGACGGTAGTCGCCAGATTGGCCTCGGCGTAGCCACGAGTGACGAACTCGCCGGTTTCGGCGCAGCGGTAGCGGGGCGGGTGCTTGGTCTGCCCCTCGTGGATGGCGTCGCGGAGCGAGAAGCCCAGCAGAGGCCAGATCTTGTTGACCGCGTTCTGGCGGGCGATCTTCCGGCCGATCGCCTCGTCGAAGTTGGCCGGGCTGGCGCAGGCCGACTCACCGGTGACAGTGAAGCCGTTCTTGAGGACCAGCACGCAGAAGGTCAGGAGCGGGAGCGCGGGGGCGTTGAGATCGTTGGGCGGAGTGCCCTGATGGACGCCGTTGTGGGAGTGGTAGGCACCGACTGCGCCGTCGAGCGCGGTGAAGTAGTGCTCGGAGGCAATCTCCGCCTCGATGTCGGCCGGCGTGACGCGCGGCGCGTGGAGGCCCTTGGCCTCGATTTCCTGCTGGATCGAATCGTTCATGGGGGTCCTTTCGGTCCGGGGGCGGGATTGCCTCCCGGACCGGTATTATATCAGATCTCGTCGCCTCGCAGCTTCGCCATGGTCTCTTCGTCCAGCTTGGCGAACTTGTCCTGAGACATCCTCATGATGTCGATGCCGAGCTCGTTGGTCTTGCCAGCCTTGTCCGAGTCGACGCCGACTTTCGACGTGTTCGGCGGCTGCCTGCCGTTCGCGTCGGCGGCCTTCTCGCGAGCCTTCTTGGCGCGCTCCTCGGCCAGCGCCTTGCCGGCATCGGACGCCTTCTGGTCCGGCGGACTGCCGAGGACGTACCGGACGGCCTTGGCGAGGGCATCGGATCGGCTGGCGCCGGTCTTCGTGAAGGCGTTCAGGAGGGTCGCGACCTCGTTGGTCCGGTCTTCGTCGAAGTCGTCGCTCTCGGGGTTGAGCGCGGGATACTTGCTTTCGAAGCTGGCCAGCTGGGCGTTGTACGACAGCTCGTCGATGGCAGCGCGGCGGGCGGCGTCGGACTTGACCGAAGTCTGGTACTCGACCAGTTCCGCACGCATGGCGTCGACCTGCCTGCGGATCTTGCGGGCCTCTTCCTTCTTGCCGTCGAGGATCAGGTCTTCGTACTTGTCCTGCAGCTGCTCGATGTCGTCCCGCATCTTGGACACGGCCTGCTGGGTGGCCGACGCCTGCTGGCTGCCGCGAAGCTTCTCGATCTCTTCGAGCAGGGTCTGCTCGCGCTGGCGGGCGCGGGCCTGCGCCTCGTCGAAACGAAACTTGGGGATGCGAAGGTTGCGCTTCCGCGCTTCCTCGGCTTCAGCTCTTTCGCGTTCTGCCTTCTCCTCGGGGGTCTCGTCGTCGCCGAGGGCGTCGCCCTTCGGCGCGTCCTTGCCGGCAGCGTCGTCGTCGCCATTGGGCACGTCCTTGGACGCACCCTTGTTCTTGAGGTCTTCGTCCTTACCAGCGGTGTCGAGGGGGGACTTGATCTCGTCGCCGCGATCGCCGGCGAGGGCCTTGTCGTCGATTTCGGTGGGCATTGCTCGCTCCTAGTTGGTGGGGTAGATCAGGACCCGGTGTTGTTGGTCACGCCGGTGGTGGCCACGACGGCCTGAAGGAACAGCCCGTCGGCGTGTAGCAGCGGGCCGAACAGCTCGGAATGCTCGACGTTGGCGGTCCATGCGAGGACTTCGCTCTCGACGCCGGCCGGGGTCGTCGACGCACAGATATCATACGTGACGTAGGGGTTGGCCGGCACGGGGGCGGTCTTGACGACCGTCTGGTACAGGCTGGCGCCATCGACGGGGCCCGCATAGGGCTGCCAGCCGTCGGTGATGTAGGCGCGGACGAGCTGGGCGAGGGTTTCGATCGAGGGCGCGGAGAGCACGCGGAAGGCGGTGATGGCCATGATGGGTCCTTACGGCTTGGTGGGGGTGTTTTCGGCAGGGGCTTTTCGAGCCTGTTCCACGGCTGCGACGCGCTGCGTCATGGCCTGATCCTTGACCTGCTGCTGCTTGATGGCCGCGTCGGCCGCAGCCTGCTCGCGCTTGAGCTGGATCTCGGCGGCCATCTGCTCGCGCTTGAGCTGGAACTCGCGGTCCATCTGCTCGCGCTTGAGTCCGTACTCCTGATCCAGCTTCTGCTGCTGCATGGCCATTTCGGCATCCAGCTTCTGCTGCTGCAGGGCCATTTCGTTCTGGCCGCTGTCCTCCCCGATGCTGGCCAGCTCCTTCTGGCTCTTGGCCGCCTTGAGCTGGGCATCGGTTTTCTTCTGGAGGGCTTCGGCTTCCAGCTTGGACACGGAGGCTTCGTCGGCGCGCTGCTTGAGCCGCGCGGCGGCCTGCGCCTCGGGGCTGTCCATGTCACCCTCCATGTCCTTGATGATTTCGGCCTTGTTCTTGAGTCGGCTCGACTGGATGATGTACTTGTCCGGGATCTGGACGCCGGCTTCGGTACGCAGGCGCACCGCCTGATCGAACTGGGTCTCCTCGAACGTGTCGCGTTCGGGCTGGTTGGTCACGACCACGGCATACTCGCCGAGGGTCAGGTCGTTGAGGATGGTGCCTTCCGGAGTCGGCTGGTTGACCGTCAGCTGCTCGGTGGAATTGGTCAGGCGGTCGGTCGTGATGTAGAGCAGGCGCTCTTCGGTGTAGAACTCCTGCACCATGTCCAGCACGTTCCGGGCGAGGATGAAGTCGGTCCGGTTCATGTTGTCCATGACCTTGGCGAGGTTCGCCTGACCCGACATCTTGTTCGTCTGCACGCTCTTGGCGGCCACGTCCTCGCGGGCGAAGCCCTGCATGTAGTCCGAGACGCCGGAAATCGTCTTGATGTGCTCCTCGGCCTTGTACGAAATGCGATCGAGGCCGGACGGCGTCTGGTTCGGCTGGATCTTCTCGGCGTTGTCCAGCTCGTCGAGCTCGAGGACGATGCCCGACTGGGCGCCGCGCTGCTCCAGCTCGCCCACACTCATGTTCTGCAGCGAGTTGCGCTTGACCTTCCAGCCGGAGTTGGCCGTGGTGTTGACCACGTGCAGCTCCTGCGAACTGACCTTGTTGAGCAGCTCCTGCGGGCCGAGGAGGTTTTCGACCAGCCCGAGGGTCCGGCCGCGGCGGAAATAGGGGAAGTACGGGACGACGGTGAAGTGCTTGTACGGCGACCAGTCGTCGTGGAGGACCACGGTGTCCGCCACGACCGTCCAGCGGATGCGCTGGACCATCTTCTTGGTCAGGGCGAGATTCGGATTCTTCGCCATGTGGTCGGCGATGCGCTCCGGCTCCCAGTCGGCGGGGACGGGGCGCATGTCGCCGGTCGAGACGTCGACGAAGTGCTGGACGCGATCGAGTTTCCGCCACTGCCGCTCGATGACGCGGATGTTGCGGATGTTGTTGTTCCCGGAGTCCGGGCCGGTGCCGTACGTGTACATGGACCGGGGGTAGCCGAACCGGTCGCGATCGCGGTCGATGGAGTCGTAGCCGTACGGGAAGTAGCTGTCCTGACGCCCGCGGAGCAGGTCGGAATCGGCCTTGCTGTACAGCATCTCGATCTGGTCGGGGCTCATCCACTTCGTGATGACGACGTCACCCCACTTGTCGGGGTCGTACTCGTCGGCATCGGCGTCGATCAGGACGTTCTTGGGGTTGAGCTGCTCGATCCGCACCTCGCCGCGCAAGGAGTCGGTGAAGTCCAGACGCACGTCGAAGAACCCGCGGGAACCGACGATGCCGTCCGCGAACACGTCGCTGCGGACCCAGTTGAGCTGGTTGTTGTCCCCGATCTGCATGAAGACCTTGGTCAGGGCATCGGCCACTTCGGCCGACGCCCCTTCGTTCCGGGGCTTGAAGGCGATGTCGGTGCGGTTGAAGATCTGCTCGCCCATCACGTTGGCGACGGTGCTGATGATCTTGTTGATCGTCAGGGCCGGGCGGCGCTGGCTGCGCAGCAGCGCGAGATCCTGCGGATCCCACTGGATACCGGCGAAGAAGTTCTCGCAGGTAGCAGCCTTCTTGACGTACTCGAGGTGGCCGTTGTCGCGGAGCCACGCGTAGCGGCGCCAGACTTCGTCGGCCAGAGCGGTGTTGACGGGCATTCGGCGGTCCCCTTCGAGCAGTCTGTCAGCTGAGTTCGTTCAGGCGGTACATCGCCTGCAGGAGCGCGGAGCGGATGTCCGCAATCGCGTTGTCCAGAGAGATGTCGCCGTCGGTGAGGTCGTCCCGGTTCTCGTCGATCCACGAAACGAGGTCCTTGGCCATCCCCTCGATGGGCCGCATGACCGGGCTCCACGTGGGGTAGGTCTTGATCAGCCCGTTGGCGCCTTGGTACTGCTCGACGTAGGTGTCGACGAGGTCCGGAAGGGCCTCGTACAGGGCTTCGAGCGCCTTGTGGGCCGCGTAACTCGGCGTGCGGAAGTGTTGGAGATGGGCGAACGTGCCGAGGTGCAGGGCACGAACGGCCAGTTCGGCGGGGGCGGTCGAAGCCATGGTCGGAGTCCTCTGATCAGGCGGACATGTGGCTTGCGCCGCCGCCAATGAGCGTCAGTCTATCGCGCCACGAGGGCAAAGGGGGAGGAACGGCCAGTTTGGGGGGCTCCTTGCCCATACACAGGTACGCGGCCCACGCGAGCGCATCCACCACGTCGTCGTGCGCGCCGGCGGGGAAGCGAAGGAGCTCCTGTTCGGCCTGTGCCAGCCAGCTGGCGCTTTCGGGAAAGATCACCCGGCCCTGCTGCATGCGCCCCTGCAGGGGGCGGGCGCGCGCCAGCTTGTCGGTCATCGGGCGCAGGACCTCGTAAGGCGGGTACTGCCGGCGTTCGCCCATGCGCTTCTTGAGCAACGGCTCGATCGCGCGCCAGATCTGGCCGTCCTCGGCGCCCATCAGGTAGCCGCTGGTGGGCAAGGACCCCCAGCGTGCGGCCGTATCGAGCATCGCCTCCACGATCTGGAAGCTGTCGCCCTTGATCCGCAGGATGTCCAGAACGTGGAGCGTGTCGTTCTCGTCCTGCAGGATCGTCGCACCGACGGTCCAGTCGTTCTGCTGCTTTTCGCCGATCGCGAAGTCCCACGCGGTGTAGATGCGCAGGTTGGTCGGGACGGGAACCGACTTCTGGTAGCGGAAATACTCCTTCTTGAAGTACATGCCCTCGTCGGGGACCGGGTTCTGCTGGTACAGGGCCGACCAGATACGCGGCTGGAGGTTCGCACGGATGCGCTTGAGCGCTTCGGTCGGGTACCGGTCCTCGTGGAGGCAGAAATCCTTGGGGCGCAGCAGGGTCAGCTGGTTGCCATACCCGAGCGGGGGGTTGGCAGTGTCGATCTCGACGTCCGAACGGACGATGGGGCCGGGCACGTCGGGGTTGGAGTCGTCTCGGTACTCCCAGCTTTCGGACAGGGCGGGGTACCGCACGATCTCGAACTGGTCGGCATCGGGCTCGGTGCCCATGGCCTGCTGGAGCCGGCCGGCGAGGTCGTCGTCGTTCCACCACGTCTCGATGACGAGTACCCCGCCGCCGGGGGCCAGACGGGTGTAGGCGGTGCTCTGGTACCAGCCCCACAGCTTGTCGCGGTGCTCGACCTTGTCGGCTTCCTCCTGATTCTTCAGGGGGTCGTCGATGATCAGGATGTGGGCGCCCTTACCGGTGATGCCGCCGCCGACACCGGCGGCCGTGAAGCCGCCGCCACGGGTCGTGTTCCACGCCTCGACGGACTGGGAGTCCGGATCGAGGACCGTGTCGGGGAACATGGCCGTGTACATCGGGTCGCGGGTGATCTCGCGGACCTTGCGGGAGAACCGCATCGGGAGATCGAGGTTGTACCCGACATTGATGATCTCGTGCGTCGGGTTGTGCCCGAGGTGCCACGCGGGGAAGCGGATGGAAGCCAGCTCGCTCTTCCCGTGGCGCGGCGGCATCAGGAGCATGAGGCGGGGTGAGAGGCCGGCGGTGACCTGCTGGCTGAACCGCTCGAGCCTGCGGCAGATGTCGTCGTGCACCCAGCCGGCCTTGTACGTCGGGTAGGTGGTCTGGGTGAACTGCAACAGGCGGCGGCGCGCGAGGACGCGCTGCGCCAGCAGCTGCTGGAGCTGTGCGGCCTTGCTCTTGGGGCTAGTCGTCGACAACGGAGAACTCCCCTTCAAGGACCGACGGGTCGCCCTCGGCGAGAGCGAGCAATTCCTCATCGGACATGGAGTTCAGGCGCTGGATGAGCACCTGACCCTGCACGGAAACCTCGATCTTGGTCTTCTGGGCCTCGTAGAAACCACACATTTTGCCGATTTCGCGCCAGCCGGCGATCATCGCGATGGGGTCTGCCTTGATGCGGGCGAGGTCGATGGCCTCCGAGAAGCCCTCGATGACCTTTTGCTTGGTCATCCCGGACGCCTTGGCGTATTCCGCCCGCTCTTCGGCGATCGCGGCGATCACCTTGGGGTTGCGCATGAGCGCATGGGCCGAAGTTCCGGGCTGGTTGAAGCCCGCCTGCCGTGCGGCGGCGGTCTGATTCAGTTTGTCGTGCACCAAGTGGTGCACGAACATGCGCTGCATCTCCGTGAGCGGCTGCGAAGCGTCTTGGCGCCCGGTGACGAGGGATCCGCCGGGCAATTGGCTCGCTTTTACGCTGTTCCTACGCTTGGGCTGGGCCATTTTCCGGGTTCGGGGCACATCTGATAGCAGATTGTAGGCAAAATTTTCAGATTTTTTCAACTTTTGGTTGTGTTTCGAGGCCGGGGGGCACTTCGGATCGAGTTCTGAGGGCCAAAAAAGGAGTCTCTGGGCGCGTTTCACGTGAAACGTTGTCGGACCGTGGAAAAAATGGGCTTTGCCGACAGACGACACCCCCTCCCCCACTTTGTTCCTTCGACCGGGGGGACTTCGGTTTCGGATCACCCCGGTCGAAAAGGAGTCTCTTCCCCTCCCGTGGCTTGGTCGCTTCGTTCGAAGTGACGACGTGCTACGCACGTCATGCCCGTGTGTTGTGTCTCAACCACACGGAGTATCGCGCATGAACATGATCATCCTCTTGGCCTGCTGCCTCGCAGCTTGGCCGATGCACCTGTGCATCACGCGTCCAGCCGCAAGGCTGCTGGGGCTGGTGCCATGACACAGCTCATCGTAGCTACTACGAACATCGTCCAGTTTCCTTCGACACTGGACACCAAGCGCAGCGGACTGGTTGGTCAGTTGAACAACCTCGTTGCGCACCACGGCGTGGCTGCGCTCTCGATGCGCGAGTTCGAAGATCTGCATCGGCAGATCACTCGCATCGATGCGCAACTCACCGGGTGACTGCGCAGCTGCGCTGCGCGTGCCCATAGTTATTGTTTCACCCACCAACAACACTCTGCGGAGATCACCATGAGCACCAACCCTTCGACCCACACCATCAAGTCCTTCGCGTTCGGCTACAAGGTGACGAACGCCACGCTCGACGCGACTGCTGCTGCGACCTCGGCCGTCGCCACGACGGCCGTCGCGACCAAGGACGTCAGCACCGGCTTCTTCGCCGGCATGCGCTACGCCGTCGCGGAACGTCGCGGCGAGTCCAAGCCCGCGGCGGCCAAGTCCGACGATACCAAGCTGCGCGAAGCGCAGGATCTGTATGCCCGTGCCCACGGGTTGCAGGTCAACGAACCCGTCGCGGCGGGTTTCGGCCTCGTCGTCGTTCCCGCCGGGGAGTGACGGCAATGGACGAGCTCATCCTGTTCGTCTACATCCACGACACGGCCACGGGGAAACCCGTGGCCAAGTACTGGATCGACCACAACGACGATACCGAGCACCGCGGTCTCGGCGCGCAGTGCCGCAGGTCCTTCGAGAGCAAGCACGCGGTGTTCATGTGCCCGGTGGATCAGCGCGGAATCGTTCCGGATTTCCTGACATAGGGGCGATATCACATGATCATCGAGTCCGGAGTCATCATTTTCCTCGGCATGCTGTTCCTCGGTTTGAAGCTCAAGGCGAAAACATCGCTGACGCTGTTGGGTTACCCGCTCGCACTCGATTTCTTCGTATCTGCTATCGCTTTCATCATGCACTACGGAACTTTCTCCGGCGTGATGGCAGCAGCAGTCGCTGGCTTGATGTGCAGCGGTTTCACGGCAGTAGCACGCTATGCGTTCGGTTATATCAAGGCTGGTACATACTACCCCGGCAAGATCTGGCAGCTCAAACCCGACAAGCTCAAGTGACTCACCATGGACATCCTCCTCATAGGCGAACCGGACGTATTGGCAGCACTGTGCGACGAACTCGTATTGTCCCCAGAAGAATTCCTGCTTTATCTGGAAGCTGCACTCGAATCAGGCGAACTGTCACTCGATGAAGCTCGCCTTCTCATCCGTGATTACAACAGGAGTTAACCCATGAAAGTCGAATTCAATACCAACGGCATGGAACTGGCCGTTCGCAACGAAAATGGCGAAGTGATCTACCGCGTCGAAACCGGCTCGATCAACATCGAGATGGATGTCGACAAGCTGACGGAAGAAACGCTCCGCATGTTCAAGATGCTGGACAAATTCGGACCGAACAACGACGACAGAACCGTCATCGACCACGAATAGCAACCCAGATCACTAGTGGCGCTCACTTTCGAGCGCCACCACCTGACCGCAGCCGGTCGGTTACCGGCACCACAACACTCAACTCATGACAACTGGAGTACTGCAATGACCATCACCACCAGCAACGCTTCGCTGCTCGACATCATCGGCGAAATGGACAACGTCGCGCGTATCCCCGCACTGCGCGGCATCGTCCACTCGACCATGGCCAAGTGCATCGGCGCCATCCGTCAGCACATGCGCGACCGGCAGCGTGCGGAACGCAACGAGAACGAACCGCAAGTCGACCTCGACACCCGCAACCAGTTCGACGAAGACGAACGTTCCATCGAGCAGATCGCCGAAGCGATGGGCTTCGACAGCAAGATGCCGCCGCTGCAGCAGGCCAGCCTGCTCCACGCGGCATTCGACTGGGCCGATTCGGACCTGCGCACCCTCGCCACCAGCCAGTGGGACTACCCGCTGTCGCTGGAGCAGATGCTGCGCTACATGGCCGAAAACGCCCAGAAGCTGGACAAGTTCCTCATCGAGGCACTGGCGAAAGCTGCCCACACGACCCCCGAAGCGATCGAGAAGATGCACGAACTCCAGTCGCAGCGTGAGCAGGAACAGCTCATCGAGGCCACACCGGAAATCGTGCTGACCTTCAAGGGTTTCGGCGCCAACGGCTACGAGACCGCCGTCGACGAACTGCCCAAGCTGGTCCAGCACCAGCTCGGCATCAAGGTAGTCGAATCCTTGCACAAGGCCCGCGATCAGGTCCTGTCGCGCGTCATGCGTACGCGCAGGATCGCCGACCTCGCCAGCGTCCCGATCATCGAAGACGCCGCGAAGAAGGCCAGCGGTTGGGTGGAGCAGTTCGAACGTCGCTACGGCGACGAAATCCGTGAAGCGATCGACGCCGGCCGCAACGTGCGGACCCTCGAAGACATCACGGCCTGACAACAAGGAGACGCCGACATGACATGGCCGTAGCAACCGAATCCTGACGCCGCTACCCCACCGGTACCTGCAAATCTTCCACCCTGCCAACAAACGGAGACGTGCCATGAAGTAATCATTCCCTACAACTCATCTCCCGGCCGATCCCCGACGCTACGGCGTCGGGGATTTTTTATGGCCTCCACAACCAGAGCAGCGTGGGCAATGAATAAGATATCTTTCAAGGCAAGCCGTTTCAAACCGCAAGCCGAACGTTTCCTCAAGAAACGAAAAGAAGCCCTCGACCAGAAGCTTGAAAGGATGATCGACGAAGACACCCGTCCCATCGTTTTGTTCGGCATCAAACTACCAATCAAACGCCCCAGTCGCGAAGAAGCAAAGATGAAAATACTGGGCGACCTGCTCAGAGACCCGTACCAAATCAGCGACTATCGGACAATGCTCGCTGAAACAATCACCAACTGCGAAGACGATGACACGCTTTACGTCATGCCTCACGTCTTCAACTGGCTCGCAAAGCTCCCTTGAACGAAGCAGCAATCTCGGGACGTGCCCGCACTTCACGAGCAAGCTCGGCAGTCACAGCACGACGGACCAGTTCAGCAGTAGAGATCCCACTCGCCTTGGCCATCAAGTGAAGATCACGCAGCATCGCGCTCGGCAAGCTCACGAGCATGCGCGTGTCGTTCTTGGGATCCGGATATTCCAGCGACCAGCTGGAACCATCAGAGATGGGCATGAGCAGGCTCCGTGGGCATGACCGATATGATACAAAATGCCAGTCCCGTCTACCACCCCTAGCAAGTTGCGGAGTAAACCTCTCTCTATATTTCTTTCTATCTTCTCTTCTTTTCTTTTTCTTTCTGACTTTTTCTTACTTACTTACTAGAATTGATAGAAAAGAAGAATAAGTAATAAGAATCAACAAGTTACGACCTAGCAATCTCCTAGCAATCCCATAGCAGTCTCAGCGAACTGTTGCCTATCCACCCCTCATCTGATATCGTTTTTTAGGGTCTAGCAAAATTTCTAGCAAAATTTTGCCCTGCTAGGATCACGCTTTTGCTGCCGTTTTTGTCGTTTGGGCACCTCCAAACGACGTTTTTCGCCCCTCGAACGTGCAAATTTTGCTCTCCAGCCCCTGTTTTTGCCTCCCAAAACCTCCGTGCAAACCTAGCAAAATTTTTCGACAACCTGCAGCGGGAAAAGAAAAAATGCATGTGTTCTTCCTTTCGGCCGACAAGCCGATCGTCAAATCCTACGAACTGGATGCTACCGGCACGCTGGTCAAGCATTCGTATCCCTTTGTTTATGAAGTAACTTCTCACGAAGAGCATCCAGCGAACCTGCAAGATTTCGCCGCACTGATTCAGAAATACTCGAAGCGCGGCGCCACTTTGGTCAAAGGAACCCTGTCTCGCCCCCTTGTGAGCGAGTC